ATGGGAACTATCACTACCCGCAAAAGGAAAGACGGGTCCACCACCTACGACGCCCAGATAAGGATCATGCGCAAGGGCGTGAAAGTCTATCAGGAAAGCCAGACCTTCGATCGGAAGACTACGGCCCAGGCCTGGATTCGAAAGCGCGAGGCCGAACTGCACGAGCCGGGCGCGATCGAGAAGGCGAATCGGAGCGGCGTCACGGTAAAGCACATGGTTGAGCGATACCTCGACCAATACGAGAAGCTGCGGCCGTTGGGCAAGACCAAACGCGCCACCCTCAATGCGATAAAGGAAACCTGGCTGGGCGACGTCACCGACACTGATCTGACGAGCCAGAAGCTGGTCGAGTACGCGATGTGGCGTATGGAGAAGGACGGCATCCAAGCCCAGACCGTTGGCAATGACCTGGCCCACCTCGGCGCCGTCCTGTCCGTGGCCAGGCCCGCCTGGGGTTATGAGGTCGACCCCCACGCCATGCCTGACGCCCGAAAGGTGCTGCGCAAGATGGGCGCCGTCAGCAAAAGTCGTGAGCGCAACAGGCGGCCGACACTGGATGAACTGGAAAAGCTCCTTAAATACTTCGAGGAGATGCGCGACCGCCGCAAGCAGGAGATCGATATGCTGCGGGTGGTGCTGTTCGCGCTGTTCTCCACTCGTCGGCAGGAGGAGATCACGCGCATCCGCTGGGACGCACTGAACGAGAAGGACCAGTCGGCGCTGATCACCGACATGAAGAACCCGGGCCAGAAGTACGGCAACGACGTGTGGTGCCACATCCCTGACGAGGCATGGCGAATCCTGCAGTCGATGCCGCGGGTGGCTGACGAGGTGTTTCCGTACAACTCGAAGTCGGTGTCCGCCTCATTCACCAGGGCTTGCAACTTCCTGGAGGTGGATGACCTGCACTTTCACGACCTGCGCCATGATGGCGTCAGCAGACTTTTCGAAATGGGGTGGGATATCCCGAAGGTGGCCTCTGTTTCCGGTCACCGGGATTGGAACTCGATGCGGCGCTATACGCACCTGCGGGGGAATGGCGATCCATATAAAGGATGGGAATGGATCGAGAGGGTGACAACGGGCCCCGTGATCGAGGCCCAGAAGAGGATCACGAGACGCGTCGAAGGCCGCGCCCCATGAGCTTGTCGTGCTCGGTCTTGGCCTTCTGGTGTTGCGCGTCAAGGTAGGCGGCCAGGTCGTTGACGTGCACGCCCCGGGCTGACTTCTGGCTGGCCTCCATGCAGACGAGTGGCAGGTTGATTTCGCCCCGGGCGACCTTGCCCTTCATCTTCTCCGGGGTCAGGTGGCTGAAGTAGTCGAGGCATACGCGCTCGATCGGGATGATTGCCTGGCCACCGTACTGGGCCAGCAGCAGGAAATGGGTGTTCATGTTTGTCTCCACGCCGCCGGTGGCGGCAGGTTGGTGGTCAGGTCGTGGCCTGGGCAATGGTCTGCTCGAAGCGCGATGCCAACGCAGCGTTGATCTCGGCCTTCTTGAGGCTGTCTTCGGTGCACTTGGCGCGGTGGTTCGCCTCGTAGCGGCGGAGGGTGGCAGCAGCCTCGACCAAGTCGGCCAGCATGTTCGGTGCCGCGGCGATCAGCTTGGCGTTGGCTTTTGTCTGGTCGCCGTTGAACCACTCGCCTGAATCGCTCGACTCATCCTCGTCAATGACCATCACGTTGCAGATGCCTATCTGCTCATGTCGATTGACGGGAGAGACGTAGATCGGAGTCTTTTCGGTCGATTCCACGAACCAAGGGCCTGGTGTGTGTTTCGTCATGGCAATAGCTCTCCATGCCCGCGCATGTCGGCGGGCTTGAGTGGTAGATATTGTGGGGGGATTAGGCTGCGAGCCTGGTTTGGAACTGCTTCAGCTTGCTGTGCATTCCTTCGATCACCCTGGGCTCAATGGTGACGGTTTCGAGCAGAAGAGCCATTGCACGCTCTTTTGCGGAAACCCATGCTTTGTGGGCGTCAAGTTCGGTATCGAAGTAGCCGAGGGCCACATTCCTGCCGCCTATTGCGCACTGAGCCATATACCGGCGAGATTTCTTTCGGTAGCTTGCCCCAGGCAGGCCACGGCCAATCCTGTTTGACTTGTTCCAGAACATGTTCACGCTTCTAGGTACGAAGCAGCATGTTTCTGGAGAGTAAAAGGTGCCATCGCCGAGAATATCCTTGTCGAGTTCGTTACCTTTCCATGGCTGTTGCTCCATCCATGCCCTGAAAGCCATGAAGCTGCGCCACTCATCGCAGATGGTTGCATTGGCGTAGGCAGGGTATCGATTGGTGTTGCACCTCTCGACCATTCTTCCCCAGCACCGGTAATAGGGGCAGTCGAATTCTGTGATGTACTTTTTCACTCCATTGACGACGCAGATGTTATTGATCTGCACTTGGTAGTCGGCATCGTTCACTCCCCAGCCGCAGACGAGCTTTTTCATTGAGGAGGCCTCCATACCACGTAGGCCATGTACATCAGGGGCAGGATCATAGAAGGTGTGCTCCTGCTTCAAGAAGGCCGTCGCGGTCCTCAGTCACTCGTGCGAGAGAGCTGGTGAGGTGCTCGATTTCCAGAATGAGGTTGAGCACCACCGCAGGCTGAGCAGCCACCACAAAGGCGGCGTCCGGCACGCTCATGAAGGTGGCTAGAGATTTGCTCTGATCCGCCACCGGGCAAACCTGATTGCCGTCTCGCTCCCACTCGCCCTTGGTGGCTGCGCGGGCCAACTGTTTGAGTCGTTCTTTATTCACAGCTCATACCTCTCGCATTGATCTTTGTTGCAGCGCGTATTCATCAGCGCTGGCCTCGCAGGCGGTGCTCTGGCATCCGTTCTCGTGGCAGGTCGTCAGGTTGCAAGCCTTGCGAAACCCGCTGCCGCCGCACATTCCGCAGTCACCGTTTAGGTGATCAGGGCAGGGATAGATCTCCCATGGTCCACGCCATTTCTCACGTGGGCCTAGCATTCCGGCGCCGGCGTCTGGCACCAGCGCAGTAGATGTCTGGCTCACAGCTCATACCTCTCATCAATCCAGCGCCCAGGCGCCATAGCGGGTGTAGGTTCGGGTTGGGTTTCGTGCGGGGAGAGCTGACGCTGGTTGCCGGCGTTCTCCCTGAAGAGCTTGCGGCAGGCCTCGGTCTTGAGGTCATGCGTCATACACCGTTCTGGCTCAGGCTTCTTGAGCATCCAATTCGGCAGGCAGGCCATACCGCTATCGGACTGCCAGCAGGTAACGGCACGGGCCGTGTCTTCCTTCACTTCCAGGTGACCTGGTTGCTCGATGCAGCCGGCCAGGGTGGCCAGCAGCAGGAGGCAGAGGGCGAGGCGGGTCATTCCTGAGCCTCCAAGCGTTCATGGGCAACCATGTCGATGAATGACTTAGGCAGCTCGACCGCCTCAGGACCCGGAGACCAAGACAATGGCGGGCACTTGCGGATCATCTCATTGAGCAGTTCGAACGCTGCAAGCAGCTGGTCGTCGTTGATCTCGCCATCTTCTGGAAGGTCATCGCAGAAGTGGTCGCCTGGATCAATCTCGCTTGGGTAGTTCGGCGTGCAGAAGACCAGTTTCAGGTCGGTCAGATCGATCTCATGCTCGATCAGGTAGTCGCGCAGCTCTTCTTCGTCGAAGAAATACTGGTCACCGTCGTATTCGGTGATCACCTCGCCGTCCCATACGCGCTTCGGCATGGCTGCGAACTTGGCCGCCCGGCTCTCTGCGTGACAGACCTCGCACCACCCGTTTGTGGCATGGATGGGATGCTCTGGGTTCTTCGCGCAGTGGCGGTGCGTCGACCCGCAATAGCGGGCCATGTGCTCGTCCTTGCCCCAGAACCGGCCGGAAGGGTCGACCCAGCCGGTCACGGTCTGAAGGCTGGCAGCTTCGGGGGATTCGTACATAACGACTTTTTCTTCGCGCACGGGGATTCCTTGGCCGCCATATCGCGGCAGTGAATAGAGGGGAGAGGGGTTGCGGAGCCAAGAGTACAAATGTGCTCTTGGCGTCAGGATGGCTTACGCTCTTGCTGGGCGATGACCTTCAGGCAGGTCTTGCAGGTAACTTCGGACTTGAACCTGGCCGATTCCCACTCTTGCCCGTCACGGTTACCACGGCCCACGCCGCAGGCCGAAAAGTGCTCGTCGTCGTTGCCGTCGTGGTCGTAGTCGATGTGCGCGGCCCAGTGGATTTTCATGGCTTGCGCTCAAAGGCGGCGCGGGCAACTGAACCATCCTCGATGAAGTCCGGCTCGTCACCGCACCAGAGAATGTTCAGCGGCTCGCCGCTCACGGTGTCCCAGTTACCACTCTCGAAGTGGTAATGCTCGCGGTCGGCGTAGAACTGCAGGGCGGCACGCAGCCGCTCAACCTCTGCGGTATCGACCATAGGTCCTACCGGCACCACGGCCAGCCCAGTTGCCTTCGCATCCCTCTCTGCCTCTTCTTTGGTCCACCAGAAGGCAGTACCAACCATCCAGGCTATAGGGTCGGGGTGGGGCTGACGGGCTGGCGCTTGGGGGAAGGCCAACATGTAATCGCGCAGGTCGGATGCGATATCGAAAGTGGAAATCGGCTCTTCATGGCCGCACTGGTCGCATCCGTAGGTCTGCGTTTCGACTGCTTCTGAAAGGTATTCCAGCATGTCGCGGTCATTGTCTGCAGCAAGCAATGTTGGCACGCTGACCATCTCTGTATTGCTGGATCGGTTTTCTGTGGGCATGGGGATACCTCAAGCTGAGCGTTCGAGTTGTTGTTGAAGACGCTGGCCGATCCAGCGCACGACTGTGACTGCCTTGCTGTTGCCGATCGCTTTGTAGCGCGGGCCATCTGGGCAATCGCTGGCCGGTTTGGTGCGATAGGGGGTCAGCGTGTAGTCATCGGGGAATCCCTGAAGCCGTTCGCACTCGCGCGGGGTGAGTCTGCGCACGCTCTCGGAGTGGCCTACCACGTTCGGGCCTTTCGCTGAGTCTGTACTGTCGACCTGCTTCCCATAGCTACTGGTCAGCGTCTGAGCTAGCTCACGGCAGCTCACAATCGGCTGACCCCGACCGGTACCGTCCTCGCTGGCATCGAAGCCTTCAGCCTTCAAGGTATGGGTGATCTCACCGGTAACGCATACCGCGTTCTCCTGGCCGCTGTTCCGCCCGAGTGCAAATGCCTGATCGGTTAGGGTGCAAGGGTCTTGCGTGCCGTGGACAACCAGCATTCCGCTCTCCGCGTCTTGCTGAGTAGCGCTGCCGGCCGCTTTGCCATTGGCCTGAAGCGTTCCAGTAACCAGCAAGCTCTCGCGGCTTTCGTGGTCGCCGTAGGGGTTCGTCGTAAGCGGCGCCGCCACGACGAAGGTTTCGGTCTCTGCGTCCATTCGGGTTCCGCCCGGGTGAGCGCTGAGGGCTGTTGCGACCTGGGTTTGCTGGCAGTTGGTACCGCCGCCGAACGCCCTGGGCCAGGCTGGCGGGGAAACTACGTGGCCACCTGTGGCTCCGTCCGTTCCAGGGAAACCACCCCCTTCAGTGCGTGCATCAAGGGTGCAGGCAACGTCTTGCCCCTCGCCTCGGCGCGGCGGAGTATCCCGGCGCACGCCTTCGCGCTCAAAAAGTACTTCGAGGGGATCGAATCCTGCTCGAGCACTTGCGACAACGAACACACGGCGGCGTCGTTGGGCCAGGCCGAAATATTGGGCATCCAGAACCCGCCATGCGACTGTTCGCGTGGGTCCATACACACAACCAGCGTCCTTCCATTTGCCCCCTGGCGGTTGGAGTTCTTCGGATTCGCCCACCAGGGCGCCGAGGAAGCAGCCAAACGCGTTGCCTTTGTCGGAGAGGACGCCGGGGACGTTTTCCCAGAGGCAGGTAGCCTCGGGCTCGCCTCGCATGATTCGAACATGGTCAATTGCATCGAGCAGCTCCACGTATTTGATGGTCAGGGCGCCGCGCGGGTCGTCCAGGCCTTCCCGCATGCCGGCCACGCTGAAGGCTTGGCAGGGTGTGCCGCCGACCAGCACCTCAGGCGCCGGGATCTTTCCGGACAGCACCATGGCCGCCAGGCGGGTCATGTCGCCGTGGTTCGGCGTCTCAGGGTAGTGGTAGGCCAGCACTGCGCATGGGAACGGCTCGATCTCGGCGTACCAGTCAGCAGTCCAGCCCAGCGGGTGCCAAGCTTCGGTCGCAGCTTCAATGCCGCTGCAGACGCTTCCGTAGGTGATGGGCATCGGTGATCCTCGCCGGGGAGGCGTTATCGTTGAATAGGGGAAGGCGCTGGAGGGCAGCGCGAGTGGCGAATTCGCCAGGTGTGAGCTATTAAAGGTGACCGGCATGGGGCCGGCGAAAAGGAGCTTCTATGTCGCTGATTGTCGATCGGCCATGGCCTGTGGATTACGAGTATCGCGGAGTTTCAGCCAAGATTGATTTCGTCTGGGGGCAACCTGGAAATCCGGTGCCGAGGGGTTTGAGAGTCAGCGTACAGCACCCTGACAGCGTCGTTTTGTCGACCCGGGAGACGGCTGATTTCTCAAGTTTTGAAGAAGCTGTTGAGCGCGGCCAGCAGATGGCCAAGGTGCAGATTGATCTTTTGCTGAAGGACGGCAAATTCACTGAGAAACCGGGACAGTAAACCTACCGCCGACAGACCATTAGCAAGCCAGTCTCGCTGTCATCAGGATCATCACCGAGCATCAGGTCAGGCGCCCGTAGTTCGCGCCCGATACGGAACTGATCGAGCCGCCGCGCCACAAAATCGGATATGACTATTTCGTGGCGCGGAGCACTGAGGAAGTGGCGGGCCGCTTCAGGCCCTAATTCATGGATGCGGTGGATCAGCAGGGTCATGGCCTCGCCGTTTTCCTCGACCTGAGCCCACTGCATGATCTCGGCAAGGGCTTGGCGGGTTCCGGCGCGCGTCTTCATGCGCAGCTCTTCAACACCGGCCTTGGCCTCTTTCTTTTTGCGCTTCTCGTCGCGCTCGTGCGGCGTCATCGCCATACGGCAACTCCTTCAGTCCGCTGGGCGGTAGGTTGAACTGCTCACGCCGCCTGTGCAGCTGGAGTGATCGGGTGATTCTTCGGTTCATCGGTAAGCTCTATATCGCAGTCGTGCCAGCCGCCAAGCCACCAAGCGCTATCGACTGTCATTTCGGGGTATGGCTGGGAGGCACGGCATCGGCCAGCGGCTCGGGCGGTGCGACCCTGGTAGTAGGGAAGGGGGAATACATGCTTTCTCGTACGAGGCTTCATGGGTAACTCCTGACTATTTTCCGCGGGAAGTCGATGTCGAACTTCTCGGTCAGTCGTTTCAATTTTGCATGGCCGATCTCGAGCTTCAGGGCAGCGGCGTACCTCGACAGCCCTGCATCACGAAGGGCCTGGATGCGCTCGGCCAGCTTTGCGTCGCGGTCCTCCGCTTCAGGGGTTTCGGTGTGCTTACCCCGGTTGCCTTGGACGAACTTGAAGCCGTATCGCTTGGCCATGTCCCACAGCGATGACTGGGACACTTTCAGTTCCAGGCTGGCCTCTCTACAGGTCATGGATTCGGCCATCTTCGCCACCATATCTGCGCGGGCCATGGCCACTTCCTGGCGCGTGCCGTTCTGGATGGGCGGCGGCCCCTTACGTTTCTTGCGGCATGGCTCCGGGTGCTTGCGTTGCGGCAGCGGCTGGTAGGTGAAGCCCTCCAGCACCACAAGCTGACCTCCAGATGCAAAGAAGGCCGCTTTTGCGGCCTCCAAGTCGATTGATGGGTTCATGCTGCCTCCTTCATCCGCTCGCGCATCTTCTTCTCTAGGTCGGCGAGCTCTTCGAGAAATGCCGAGACCTCGGCCTCCATGTCCCGGATGCGCTTGAAGTCGCGCTCGAAACGGTGGCACACGTACTGCAATGGCTCAGGCAGACGGTCGTCGTAGCTCACGAAGTCGGCCCAGGCCCTGCCGGTGCATGCCATCTGGGCCAGCATCTGCCACTCGTACTGCGGGTCGTGTCGCTCAGACTGCATGGTGGCTATGTGGGTCGCAGTATTCGGGCACTTGATCTCCAGCACGCCATCGTCGCCGACCAATCCATCCGGCGAAGCGCCGAAACCCGGAATGCTCGGGTGCATCACCAGGCCTGTTTCAACCACCATCAGGCCTTTGTCGGCCTCGTAGGCCATGCAAGCAAATGGCTCAAGCTCGACGCCGCGCTGCACGGCAGGCTTGTTGGACAGGTCAGGTCCGCTTTGCTGGCCGGTGAGGCGCTCGCACAGCAGCTCCATCATGTAGTTCTTGCGGGTCGCAGACGGCGCGCCACCTCGGCCGCTAGCCATAACGTCTTTCACCCGGCTGGCGGTCACGCACCCAAGTCGTGCCGCGAACCATTCAGCGCTACGCTGCTCCATCTAACACCTCCTCAGATTCACCTTCGATGGGCGCCGACTGGGCCTTGAGTGCGTCGGCGCGCTTGGTCACCTCGGCCTTGAACCGGGCGTGTCCAGTTGCATCCTTGGCCTGCTTCATGGCGGCCGTTGCCTGCTGGTACACGTCGGTCAGCGCCTCAAGGCTGCCTGCCTTCTGCGCCAGGGCGATCCAGTTGTTCACCATCTCCGGATCGGTCGGAGCCGATCCAGCCAAGCTGGCCAGACCTTCGCCACCATCCGTGTTCAAGTGATGAATTGCTTGTTCCAGGCGCTCAGTCTTTGGCCAGTACTTGTAACCGCGCTTGACCACGGTCTTCTTGGCCATCTCGCCCGGGTCGGTGACCCATGGGCAGGATTTGTTCTTGCTGACCCATGCTTTCCAGGCGCTGGAGCGGTCACGGATGGCGTTCACATCCTCGATGCTCATGGTTTCGGTCAGGTAGTCGCCGTCAGCAGTCTTAACCACCACGTACACGCCGATCACCTCGCCGCGATCCTTGGCGAACGGGTTGTAGGAATGGGTCGGCGGCTTGTCGAAGCCGTTCAGGCTGAAAGCGTCTGCGGCGTAGACCAGTTCGGCCTGCGCCCAGCGGATGGCGCCGGTCGACATGGCCAGGTCCATCAAGCCGATGTAGCTGATGTCCAAGCAGATGCGGCCGTCTCGCGGTACCAGGTACGCTTGCTTCTTGGCCGGGTTCAAGCTGATGCCGATGGCGGCGATGTTGGTGATCGCATTGGCCACCGACTGCCGGTTCTGCATCGCGACCTTGGTTGCGTACTCGCTCGAGGTGATCACCTGGATGGCGAATTCGGCCTCGCGCTCGAAGTTCAGCGAGCGATCCGTCAGTACGTTGGCGAATTGATTCCGCTGGGCATAGATGTCTTGCGAGATTATGGCTACTGCCTGGCTCATGGCGACCTCAGTAGGAAATGGCTATGTTCGGGATCTTGCGCTGAGCGATTAGCTTGACCGCCTGCTTGGCGCAGGACTCAGGCATGCCCTCGGCCATAAAAGCTTCAAGAGCAGCACGGTTGATGCTGCGGCGGTGCGCTTCGTCGCGCTCGCGGGCTTCCTGCTGCCGGACGATTTCGGCGGCAGCGGCATCAGCCCGGCGCCGCTCCTCCTGGCGCGCCTGCTCGGCTGCCTCCTCTTGCCGTCGAGCGGCGTCCTGGCGCTCCTGCTCCATCCGCTGCTCGGCCGCAACGCGGTCGGCCTCGGCCTGGATGCGGGCTCGCTCGGCTTGCTCGGCCTGCAACTTAAGCTGCAAGCGCTGGTTCTCGGCTTCGCGCTCTTGTGCGGCTGCCTGGTCAAGCAGTTCCTGCTCTCGGCGGGCTGCGGCTTCGCGTTCTGCTTGCTGCTGCTGGGCCACGCGCAAGCGCTCGGCCTCGACAGCGACCTCTTGTGCCGCTCGAATCCGGTCCTGCTCGGCGCGCTCTTCAGCTTCGCGGCGCAGCCGGGCCAGCTCGGCCTGCTCTGCGTCGTGCTTCTGCCGGGCCGCCAGCGCTTCACGAAGCACGGCTAGCACCTGGTCTTTCACCTGTCCGGCCTCGGCGGTGAATTCCTCCCAGGCGTCGTCCAGGGCAACGCCTTCAACCCTTCCGATCCGGGCCAGAAGGTCCTCGGCGGTCAGCAGGCCGAGTTCGGCGCCTTCCGCTTTGATGGCTGCAATGCCTTGCTCATGCCGGGCGACACGGGCGGCTTCTGCCTGCTCCCACTCGGTGAGCGGCCGGCGCGTCTCGTCCCGCAGCGCGTCCATCGTGGTCACGAAGTCGCGAAGCTCAGCCTCGACCACCTTCGGCATTTCCTTGAGACGGCGCAGGTAGTCGCGACCCGGCTTCTCGACTGCGGTCTTCGACTTGCTAACCTTGGCGGCCAGGCTGGCGATGCGCTCGCGGCCCTTGCGGGTGGTCAGATCGGGAACTTCGCCCTCGATCTCACCCTTCACCAGGTCGATAAATTGCTTCAGGCCGCCGGCCACGTAGATGGCCGGGGCGTTCTCCTCGCTGATCTCTTCGATCGCGATCAGTTTCTGTTCTGCGGACATTAGAAAACCTCGCGCCAGGCCGGCGCCGTCAGTTGGGATAGGGAAATGCCAGGTCACCCAGGCACGGAGGTACGCTCCAGGCCCTGGCTGCGGTGGATGGTTGCGCGCTCTCGCCGCTTACGCTCCCGAAGGGGTACGGTTATCCCGAAGGGCCGCCGTGCTCGGCTACGTGATTCAGGAAGCTGCTTTTGCGAATGCCATCGCCATGGCTGTTTGAGGCGCGGACGACTTGACGATGGCCTCAGCGCGCTCGCAATCCGCCTTCTCAAACCAGCCGAAGTGGCAGAGGCCTACATCGATCTTCATTTGCTCGGCTAACCAGCGGTAGGCCTGCGTGCGACCCATGCCGGTGTCGGTTATGTGCTTGTGGAAGACAGCCTTGCAGCGATTGCGGACGGCGCGCAGTGCGCTATCGGCCAGCGTGCCAAGCGGAATGTCCGTGTCCGGATGCAGGCCGACATAGGCGTCACACCCGGAGCAGAGGTAGGCATACGGCCAATCGCCGTAGCTGCGCCCGTTGTAGATTTCAGAGTTACACACCAGCTCGACCTGGTCGCCGCAGTAGCGGCACTCGCATGGAGCAGGGAGAGGGTTCTTGACGCGTTTGAGTGCCCTGCGGCTGACGTGAGGCAGCGGAGCAGGTGCAGCAATGCGCTCGGGGGCGTTTGCCCGAGGATCGATCGGCATAGGGTTGTCCTAGTTGGTTATGGAGCCAGCCATTGCGCTAGCCAGCATCCAGAAGGTGCAGAAGGTGAGGGCGATGAAGGAGCCGCGCCAGGTGGCGAAACGGCGTGCTCGCTGGTAGCTGGTCATCGCGCAGGCTCAAGGGCTTTGATAGCCGACTTGCCCAATGCGCGTAGTGATCGCCTGAAGTTGCCGAGGTCGCGGCGCGCCTTTTTGCGCTCTCTGACGAAGTAATAGGCCCTGGTGCAGTGGACGCATCCTTGCTTGAGCAAGTAATCCATCACCTCCTTGTCATTCAGGCCGCGATCTTCGTCTTGCGAATACTCACGGAATGCGTCCCACATGTGCGTCTTGCGGCGATTTTTCTCGTCATACAGGATCTGAAAATGCTCTTCGCTGCCGTTCGGCCAAGGCAGGTCGCCAAGTTCGGGGAATTCATTGACAGGCTTCGGGCCAAGCAAGTCGAAGCGATTTTCGCACTGGCCAAGGTGAAGCCCTATCTCAGCGGTCAACGACTTGATCCGCTGCAAGACCGATTCGTGAGCGGCCAGGGTGATGAGTATTGAACGCTCAAGCTTCATGCTCGCACCTCATAGGCCAGAGTACAGATGCCGCAGAGGTAGGCGCGGCCCGACCAGGCTTCCGGGTTCTCGATGTGAGCCATGCGCGCCTGGTTCATGGCGTCGGCCATCGTCAGGCCCTTGAACACCATCAGGATGCGGTCATCTGGCAGGGCCTGTGCAGCCTCGGCGACCTTGTCGTCGATGATCGACGGGAAAAGCGGCGTAGTCATGCAACCTCCTTGCGCCCACCAACGATCTTGTTGAGGCGCCCGCAGTAGTGGTTGAACTCTTCGATGGTGATGCGCTGGTCGGCCAGCATTTCGGTAAGCAGCTTGAGGACCATGGCCTGCCAAGACTTCGGGGTAGCTGGATCCGCCATGGCGTCTAGCTCCTCGTCGATCAGCACATGAGGGCTCATAGCTTCGCCTCGTCTGCCTCGTACTGCAGGCCTTGGTCGGCGTACTGGTCGAGCATCGATTCAGCGATCTCGTACAGCTTGCCCCGGCAGTGGTTGCTCTGACCGACGACATCTTCGACCAAGCTTTTCACCGGCCCGCCTAGCTGAGCCTGGAGCAGGAGCATGGCGAGGGCGTTGATATCGTCCTTCTCTGTCTCCTGAAGCGCCCGCAGATGCTCGGCTACCTTGGCCACGAACTGGTGTTGGCGCACACCTACCGGCCCGCCAAAGCGCTGCGGGATCAGAACATCACAGCCGCCGACAAGCTCCTCGGCCTTGCTCTCGATCCAGGTCTGCGCCGCTTCCTGATACGCCGAGTCGTCTTCCGGCTCAGCATGGTCATACCGCCATTGTGCTGCTCGAAGTGCGCCCATGGCGTCCTCCTGGTTGGTTGTGCGGCCGCATTGGCCAGGCGTCAGGCGAAGGTGACCAAACCCACCGTGAAAGGTGGCCTGGCGCCTGCCTAATGCGGTCGTATGTGAAGGGAAGGGGATGCGGGATGCATCGGTGGCCACTCTCCGGGGCAAACCGGGTGTCGGGACGCCTCACCAAAGGGCGAGACGCTACCCACGCTCACAATTCGCGGCGATCAACTCGCGTTCAGAGTGGCCACCGATGAATCCTGCGATAGGGAGCAGGGCATCGGGCCGTCTTTCCGGCTGTCGGGGGATAGAGCCTGTTTTTACAGGGGCAGGCTCCCTGTTTCCTCGCTTTCCACAGTCGAGGGAAACCCCTATGCTCCGATCTCCACAGTCGAGATAAGGAACATCGGTATGGCTTATTACATGGCCAGGGTTGAGCTTTTCGGGGCGAGCCCTGACGATTACGAGCGGCTGCACGCGAACATGGATGCTCTAGGTATTGAGAGGGAGGTCGCTTTTGGAGACGGATCTGCGAGACAGATGCCTTCGGGTACTTACTTCGGTGAAAGCAATCTGCCTGATAGCGAGGCCGTCCGAGATCGAATCAAATTGTTCGCAAATATCCTTTCGCCACAAAAGCCAGCGGCGATCTTTGTTTGTGAGGCTGCCCGCGGTGAGTTTTCAGCTTTCCTCTACCCGGCCTGATCCATCTGCGCCAACCTTACCCCATGGGACTACGTCAACAGCGTGGTACTTCATCACCCCGAAGGCGCGCTCGAATGCGTTGTCGAAGCTGGTGTTGCTCTTGTCCGCCAGTTCTTCAACGAGCTGCTGAACGCGCTCGATTTGTTGTTCGTTCATCTGCTTCACCTGCTCTCCGCGTGGTCCTGGAATAGGGCCACCTGGAGAGCATCCGGCCCACGCTTGGCGGGCCGGTAATCTCTTCTCCTTGCACAGGCCAACGGTCGCTTTCCCGTCAGTAGCTTCCAGCGCGACACGGGATCATGGTCCCAAGGCCAAACGCTTAATCGCCACCACGCAGCCTCTCCAGCTACGCCCTCCGAATGAGGTCTCCTGTGCCCAGCGCCGACATTAGGTCGAATCGCTGCGTACCGTTGCGCGGTACGTCCGCTGGCTATGCATCGGCCAGCTCGGCGTTCATCTGATTTTTAAAGAGCGGTCGGCTTGAGGGCCTCCCGAGGGGCTGTGTAGCGCCTCGATGGAGAGAAATATATCCACGGGATATACATGCGTCAACTCCATTGGATATAAATTTTCTTTGGGGCATGAAAAAGCCCGCGCAATGGCGGGCTTGGTTCGGGGTTTTTTGATTGCTAAGCGGCTGATTTTTCTAGGGCTTCGAGGTGCAGAGCACCCTCTTTAGGGCCGCTCACCTGAATCAATCTGTAGCCGAGATCATCAACCATATCCTGCAGGAGCAAGATTTTTTCGCTGAAGGACTTCCTGCTTGCAGGCTTGAGGTTTGCTATCTGCAAGTCAGAAGGCGTGACTATGAGAAGAGAGGCGCTTTGATCGTGTCCGATCAGCGAGTCGTGCCTCTTGATTTGGTCAAGCCTGGTGATTCGGGAGCTTGCAATGTCGAAAAGATTACTTTGACGAGCCCCCGGCAGCATGCCGCAGATGTTCACGGCCTGGGTCGAAGAGAAGTAATCGCACTGCAGATTTATGGTTGAGCCTTTGATTGATACGGGCACGGGTCTTCCGAAGTTTTTAGCCAGGGAAGGATTGATCCTTTCCATCGCGCCACGCATCCGCTGCCAGTAGCTTGTCCTGTCATACCCGCTTGCAGAAGCATCATCGGCATGAAGGTCGCAGAGGCTTGATGTGAGGCTTATGCCCTGAAGGATCACATCATCAAGATCTTCGCCTATGCCTTCTCTACGCTTGCTTATAGAAACCCCATGTATGCCACTGGAGAATGATCCAGCGAATCCAGACCTAGCGAATTCAAGAGCTCTCTGAAGGGCAAGCTCCATCATCGATCGCATGCCTGGGGCAGAATCACCATACAGGCACTCCATGGCGGCATCCGAAATTGCCAGCTGAGCACCGTACTCGCTGCCATTCGTAGCAACCACTCCAATCGTCAAGCGTTCGCCCGATTGGACGATAGGCTCCATGTACACGGCCGCCCAGTCGGCGTGGTAGGAGGGGAGCTCTGGAAACCCCGTGAAATCAGTATCTATGTCAATCATCGGGCTAATCCAAGTGTGCCTTGCCTTAGGCTCATGCCGCCGCTAATGAGGTTGGGTATATGATGTACCCGCTCCTGCAAAAACGCCACAACATCACTGACATGGTCCGCCGACACCTGGCATGGGCCAGGCAAAGCCTTGGCTGCGTGCGCGTGGAAATCGCAGTCATTTAAAGGCATGGCTTCAGCATTGATCATTTGAGCGCCTCGACGTTTCTCGAATTCGCCAAGATCCTGGATGAGGCGCTCCAGCAAATGATTGCAAATGGTCCTGTGCGGCGCTCTCAGGGATTCTCCAAGAGCCTCCTCGTGATCGATCAACCATAGCTTGCCATCAGCCCCTAGCAAGACATTTCTCAGGTTTCGGTCAGCATTTGCTATCAGTTCGTCAAAAACAACGGAAACCCGCTTGCTCGACCATGTATTCAGCACGTGGCTGACTTCATCAGGTCTCACGATTCTCGCGATTGGCTTAGCGGCAGTGTCGACACTGGCAAGGCAGATGACCTTGGGTGTATTCACTCCAACCTGAGATCCTCGAGCGACGACAACTGATGTATAGGGGATAGGCAGGCCCAGGTACTGGCCTACCAAGGCGCTTAGGACCTCCGCGTACATTTGCTTCGGCGGCAGAAGCTTCACGTATGCGTGGTACTGATGGCCGCCAGGGAATCGCACAAGCCCATAGAAAAGTGGGTGCTGCCCCTTTAATTCCTTATCTTCAATGGCATCGCCATTAACGTAAATTCCAAGTGTTGGCTCAGTTAGAGCCTTTCTTTTTTGATGGTTCATGGCTACGTGCGCTGTCCATAGGCCGCGATTTATTCATGCCGTGCTCAAGCATCTTGAGCATGTCGTCCACATTTTCTCCGGCCTCGTAGCTCGACAGGAGCGACTCTGCCAGCGCATCCAGATTCTCCGGAATGGTCGCGAAGCGAGTTCCTAATGCCTCGTTTTTCTTGATGAGATGAATCGCTAATCGGCGAAGCTCTTCCGAATCTTCTGCGGTAAGCATGCCTCTCGCCATGGCCGCAGAAATCAGCTTTGCAACGTAAGGCGTTGTGTACGAGGTACCAGTCGGGCCCCGGTTGATTTCGGAATCCGGAGCGCTTTGCAATCCATCAGGTAGCACGGCCGCTGCTAATGACTTGATCTCTGAATCAAGCCGCGAGCTGTAGGCGCTAACTGGAATGCCAGTCAGCGAAAACACCTTCGCAGCCAGTTCCTTACTCAGCGGCCGCTTCCCATTGAGATGGCCGTTCAGGTTTCCCTGCGTCATCCCTAGCTCAGCAGCGAGTTTGTCTTGGGTGAGTTTCATGTCCCTCGGCAAGGAGGCGTTATGAACCCTAAGCGCCTCCTTTAGGGCGGCGCATTCGGCTTTTTCCCAGTCTTCCAGCTCTCGCCGGTCAGTGTTCGATCTCGTCATTCCGCAATCCTATTGCCATTGGAAATACTTTGCTATTTCCAATGGGCTTGATAAAAATATCCCTTGGATATAATCTTGAGCCGAACACAACCTGAGGGCGATGACATGCGCCGCATACCTCTCAGCCAATTCGCAGACGAGCAGGGGCAGACCCGAGCTGCATGCCTGCTTGGCATGACTCAGGGAGCCCTGAACAAAGCTCTTCGAGTTGGCAGATCAATTTTCGTGAATGAGGGCCCTGATGGCGCCTTCACAGCAGAAGAGTTGCGTCCGTTTCCGGTCCAGTCCGCGAAAAGAAACGCTGCCTAATCAATTCCAATCGCAAGGAGCAGTACCCGTATGGCCTATCACGACCAAAGTCACCTGAAAGACCGGGAGATTAAGTCGCGCTACGACGAGGAGACCTATGAGGCGCTTAAGGCCGTAGCTCGGCTGCACAAGCTTCAGCTGGCTGTCTTCGTGCGCATGTGCGTCGAGGAAAAACTGGAAAGCATCATCGAGAGCGATGTTAACGACAAAAGCCAGACGGCCTGAAGGCCCGGAAGGAGGCCTACGTGCCCGAAACCACGATCTGCCACGGGATCGATGGACGCCTCTACGAAAAGCTTGAGCGACTGGCAAAACAGGCAGGCATGTCGCCTGAGCAGTACGCCGCAAAGCTGGGAACAGAGCGCTTCTTCGAGAAGACCAGGCCGAGAGGAGCCGGAAAAATCCGAAACCTCCCGGTGCCGCAAAGGAATCAGGACTCAATAGGGCCTGAAAAAGGAGGGACTGATGAAGGCCCAGATTAGCGAATCCGCCGAATCGCGGACACAAAAAAGCCGCCTGGCGGGGCGGCTTCTTCTAAGTACAGCGGTAACTCATCTGTGAGGTCAATCATGACTGAATCGAAACTCTCAGGCAAGGGGCTCATCAGTCCCGCGCCACAAAATGAAGGCAATGAAAACGTGGCGCGGCAAACCATGAGTTCGCGAGAGATTTCCGAACTCACCGGAAAACGCCATCCCGACGTCAAGCGCGACATCCAGGCAATGGCTTCCGAGCTGAAAGTCGATGTGAGCAGTTTTGCTCACATTTACCTGGATGGCCGCAATCGCAGGCAAACCGAGTACCTCCTCGACCGAGAACACACTGAGTGCCTGCTGACTGGCTACAGCGCCATGCTGCGTATGCGCGTAATTCGCCGTTGGCGGGAGCTGGAGACGATAGTTCTTGATCCGGCCAAAAAAGTGAACGGCGCTAAGGTCAACGGCGAGATTGCGATTTTTGAATGCTACACGCGCCTGCTCAAGCCTTCGCCTTCCAGCCAAATGGCCATGCTGAACAGAATCGCCGCCAACAACGGCCTGGAATCCAGCTTCTTGCCTAGCTACGCCATCGATGCCGCTCCAGATGCTACTGGCGGGTCATCCATGCAGACCCTGCCTCTGACCGATCTTCTGAAAGATCGGGGCATTCGCAGCACTGCCAGGGTGTTCAATCGGTACCTAGCCGAAAAGGGGATCATCAAGAAATGCCAGCGAAACAGTACCAAGCGCGGCGTCGTGGAATTCTGGGCGATCACTGAAAAGGGCCTTCATTTCGGCAAGAACCTGACCAGCCCTAACAGTCCACGCGAAACCCAGCCTCATTGGTATGTCGAGCGGTTCGATGAACTGGTGGAGCTTGTAGGGAAGGGCCGCCCATGAAGCTCGTGACGATCGTTGTATCAAACCCTGTCGATCCGATTCGCCTGGGCATGCAAGTCGTTGGTGGCCGGGTCACTGCTGCTGGGATGGGTGACTACTGCGCCTACATCGAACTCATGGAAGCCGCAAAAGATCTCGTGCTGCTGATCGAAAACGGAATCCCGCCTGGGCATGAGTCTCTCGACGCTGCGGTGCGCACTGCCCGCGAGATCATCACCAAGCTGGAGGCCCAATGATGGCCCGTTCAAGAAACATCAAACCAGGGTTCTTCTCGAATGAACACCTGGCAGAGCTGGACTTTGCCACGCGCCTCCTGTTCATCGGCCTTTGGACCGAGGCAGACCGTGAAGGACGCCTGGAAGATCGCCCACGCCGCCTCAAAATGGCCTTGTTCCCAGCCGACAATGTCGACATCGATCGCATGCTCGATGACCTGGATCATTTGGGGTTCATCAATCGCTACACCGTGGGAGACGTGAAGGCTATTCAGGTCATCAACTGGTCGAAGCACCAGAACCCACACGTCAAGGAAGCCAAGAGCACCATCCCTGAAATGCCCGTAGTAGACGCATGCCAGGGAAAGCATGAGGAAAGCACCGTGCAAGCACCAGACTCGCACAGTTCTTTCCCTGCTGATTCCCTCTCTCTTGATTCCGGATTCCTGATTCCTGATTCCCTCACCCCGTCGCCCGCGCCGGTCGATTCCGCCGAGCTGTTCGCGCGCTTCTGGAAGCTGTATCCGCGCAAGGTTGGGAAGGACAAGGCCGAGAAGGCCTGGGCAAAGCTCAAGCTGACCGACGACCTGTTCGAAACCATCGTCACAGCCCTAGCCAAGCATCGCCAGTTGCCAGGCTGGATCAAGGACAACGGCCAGTTCATCCCCCACGCTGCTACCTGGCTCAACGGAAAGCGCTGGGAGGATGAGGTCGAGCTTCCTGCTGACAACGTCCATCACCTGCCAGCCAGCCGCCACCACGGCTTCGCTGAGCGCGACTACACCTCAGGCTTGAAGCGTCGGGAGGACGGCAGCTATGCGCTCTGAAAAAGTAGTCCAGATCGATCAAGGCGCGGTCGTTGCCCGCATTCAGCCAGCCGAGTGCGAGAAGCACGGCGCCTTCGAGCAGAAGGTAACCATGCTGTTGGGCAAGGCTCTGCGCAGCCACTGCCCTGAATGCGCTCGCATTGCCAAGGAGGAGCGTGAGGCGCGCGCAGAGGCCGAGCAGGCCCTGAACGTGCGCTTGGCTATCTCCCGCAAGCTGGGCGACTCGCTGATCCCCAAGCGCTTTGCGGACCGCTCACTGGCGAACTACAAGGCCGAGCACAAGGGCCAGGCCGAGGCGCTGCGCTTCTGCCGGCACTACGTGAAGACCTTCGACCAGATCGCCGAGAACGGGCGCTGCATGGTGCTGCTGGGCAAGCCTGGCACCGGCAAGACCCACCTGGGCGCGGGCATGGCCAACGACCTGATGCGCAACACGTCTCACTCGGCGGTGTACCGGACGGTCGGGTCGATCCTGCAAGCCATCCGCGCGACCTACGACCGATCCAGCGAGGCAACCGAGGCCAGCATCCTGGCGAATCTGATCGAGCCGTCACTGCTGGTGCTGGACGAAGTCGGCGTGAGCAAGGAGCAGCCCAGCGATTTCGAGCTGACCACCCTGTTCGCGATCATCAACGGCCGCTACGAGCAGGTGAAGCCAACCGTGGTGATCTCCAACCTGAGCCCCGAGCAGTTGCCCGTGGCGATGGGTGAGCGCTGCGTCGATCGCCTGCGTGAGGGCGGGATGATCGTGGTTCCGTTCGAGTGGGAATCTCACCGCGGCAAGGAGGCTATCTGATGCGCGATCTAGTCGAGTTGAAGACCGATGACCTGAAAGGCGTTGAGCTGAACTGGGCAACTTTCTGTGCCGTATACAAGGGCATGGGCCTGGAGCCAACGATCAACGTCATTGAGGCCTGTACTCATGAGATGAGAGGCCTGCTCAAGCCAATCGAATTCCCTCGGTCAGTCAGCCTGAGCTATCTCGGCGCGTACGGCGCTGAATACCACTGGAACCCTTCGGGTGATTGGGAGTGCGCGGGGCCGCTGATCGACCGGCTTGAGATTGAGGTTTTGCGCGCTGGCTCATGTGTTCACGCAAAGCTCTACGGGAAAACAGATTCATCCGGCACTGGCGACACGACCCTGGTTGCGGTTTGCCGAGCGATAGTCGCTTCGGTTTTCGGCGAGAAGGTGAGCGTGCCTAAGGAGCTTACTCAATGACCCCAGCACAAGAAATCACAGTCGCCCAGCTCAAGAGCCAGGGCTTCGCTCAGGTCGTGGAAGGCCGAGAAATCGTCCGCATGACCAAGGGCGCAGACCGCCGTGTCGTGATGGCTGATGGCAGCCAGAAGCGTGGGTATCACGTTGAGCGCGCCGGGCAGCCGGCCGGGGAGGGGGTGTGAGCAAGCCTGACAACCAAGTGAATTAGCTCCACCTGAGAGATCCAAAGCCCGGTGACTTCTGGCATGAACGCTTTTGCCCGTATCACATCGTCCTCGCGGTTACGCCTGCCGGGGTCGTGATTGCAGACAAGACGAAGCCAGACGGAGATTCGCATTACACCTTCGATCTCGAATCAGCCAGGGAGATAACGCACGAAGAGCACGCCAAGGCCGTGCGCTACTCGTCAGGCAGTGGCTTTGCCGCCGACGTGGTCCCAGTGCGAGCGGCTGGATCGGTTAGGGAGTGGAAAGCGGCAGGAAGCAAATACATCCCCATAGCCGAGCAGCAGGCCGCGCCGCATGCAGGAGAAGCACTGATGGACACCAACAAGATGCGCGATATCAGCCGCGAGCAGTTCGAGAGCTTCGCCCGCGAGGTCCTGGATTGGTCAGACGATGAGTTTCGTCTGGCATCTGATGGCAAGTCCTACTACTGGGGCTCCACGGGTGAAGCCTGGGTGTTCTGGCAGGCCTCCCGCGCCGCCATTGTGGTGGAGCTGCCGAGCCCAATGGATGCCCCGCCGTATGCCAGCTATGAGGGCGGCTGGAACGATATGCGCGACGAGGCGGTGGACGGTATCGAAGAGCAGGGCCTGAAGGTTAAAGCTCGTGAGGTGCAGCCATGACCATCGACAAGAAGAAGCTGAAGGCGCTGGCCGAGGCTTGTAGCGAGCATGGGAAAGCTTCATGGCTGAGGCCAGGTGTGTTGCAGGTTTTGCTCAAGACTGGTGCAGCAGATGCTGAGTTCATCGCTGCCGCCAGCCCGGCAACTGTCCTGGCGCTGCTCGAGGCGATCGAAGGTGTCACCGCGCAGCACGGTCGCGACAGCGCGGAACTGCGAAGGCTATGCCAGGCCAGGGACGACGAAAGGAAAGAGCGCGACCAACTCAAGGCTGAGAACGAAGACTACAAGTCCGGCCAGGATCGATACGAGCAGATCATTGAGGATCTCAAGGCCGAGAACGAGGCGCTGCGCAAGGATCTTGAGCTGCTGGCGATTGGCCGAGCAAAGCTGGCTGGTGCGATGAGCCGGCTGCGCTCCAAGCACAACGATTGGGCCGCTCCGGAGGCGCTGCCTGCTGCTGAGCTTGTGTGGTGTGCCTGCGGCGACGGATTCCCGCCGAACAGCTACGGATCTGGCTTCATGGACGCCAACAACGGTGTTTGCTGGAGCTGTGACGCGGCCAAGGCGGTGAGCCATGACTGACTTCGTGATGCACAGCATGGCCGACGCCGACCGCCTGCTCGGCTTTCTTCAGGCCCAGGACTTCAAACGGCCCAAGAAGATCGTCATCAAGGACCAGGACCGCAGCGGCGAGCAGAACAAGAAACTCCACGCCTGCCTCAGCGATATCGCCAAGCAGGTCGAGCACGCTGGCAAGAAATGGGACGTCCTGATCTGGAAGCGCCTCCTGACGGCAGCCTGGCTGCGTGAGAGCGGCGAACAGCCTCAATTGATACCTGCGGTCGACGGGAACGGCTTCGACGTCGTGTACGAGCGCACCAGCCAGCTCAGCGTGAAGCAGTGCGCGAGCCTGCTGGAGTGGATTCAAGCGTTTGGCGCCGAGCACCAGGTGCGGTGGAGCCAGAAGGATTTGTGGGGAGGCCAGTACTCATGAGGCATCAATTCAAACCGGGCGACCTGGCGCTGATCGTCAAGGCCCATCACCCGGAGAACATCGGGAAGGTCGTCGAGCTGATTCGCTTTGATGATGGCGAGCTGATCGACCACCTGCCGTATGCAGACACCTACACCGAGAATCCTGACCGACTCCGGTGCTGGCTCGTTCTAGGGGAGATCACCGTTACCCGCGTCGCAGGAGAGGGCTTAGGACTGCGGACCAATACCACCGCTGCATTCCTCGAGCGGCATTTGATGCCCTTGCGCGGCGACTTCGCCCCTGAGCTACAGCAAGCCAAGGAGGCCGAGCCATGCGCGTAGTCGAGATCAAACCCAAGAAGTGCAAGGCACCAGGTTGCGGCAAGCCCTTCAAGCCGACCATGACCACGCAGAAGGTGTGCAGCATCGCCTGCGCCAAGGCCATGGCCAAAGACCCGAAACTCCAGAAGGTCGCGGCCAAGGCCATCACCAAGCAGAAGCGCCAGGACCTCCAGGAACGCCGTGAGAAGCTGAAAACGAAGGGGGAGCACCTACGGGAGGCCCAGGCCGCGTTCAACGCGTACATCCGCGAGCGGGACCGTCTGGCGGGGTATGCGTGCATCTCCAGCGGCCGGCCTCTGGACTGGAACGGCAACGCGGTCGACGCTGGCCACTACCGCAGCACAGGCGCCGCCCCGCACCTGCGCTTCGACGAGAACAACTGCCACGCCCAGTCGAAGCACGACAACCGCTACCTGTCCGGCAACGTGGCCGAGTACCGCCTGGGCTTGATCCAGCGCATCGGTCTGGCTGCCGTCGAAGCGCTCGAGGCCGACCAGGCGCCGCGCCGTTACACCATCGAAGACCTGCAGGCCATCAAGGCCCTGTACCGACAGAAGCTCCGTGACCTAAAGAGGGCCGCCGCATGAATCCAGCATGGGCATTTTTCATCCTGACCGTTTTCGTGCTGGCGTGCACTGTTGCCATTGCATGGGCCGGGACGATCCGCAGGAAGCGACAGTACGAAGAGTTCTTGCTGCGAAAAGCAGAACGGAGGGCCAAGTCATGCAACTGAATAGCGCGCGTCAGGCTTGGCACGACTGCCTGTACACCGCTTGGGACAGTCAGGGTGCCTTCATCGAGAACCTGGGCCTGCTCGGCGCGATGGTGCAGACCACCGAGAAGCAGCGCAAGGCGAGCCATGCCATGCACCAGGCCTTGGCCGGGTACGTCCAGCAGGCCATCGGCACGTTGCCGGAATCACTGCGGGCCTTCGGAAGCTGGATGTATAACCCGATCGAGAACCATGACGACCGTGAGCAGGCCGAGGAAATGGTGTTCATCGCCGCCTACAACGCCGGACCGAAGATGTACGCCAAGAAGTTCGAGAAGGCGCGCACGGTCGCCGCTGGTGTGCTGCATCGGTACCGCCGCATGCACCAGGGCGGGCAAAGCGAGGGCATCGACCCATGCCCAACGCCTGAAGTGTTCCGCGCTTGGCTTTTGGCCATCCATGGGCTGGAGCTTTCGTCCGAGCAGTGGGGCAGGGAATGGGAGGGCTTCATCGACGCCTGTTTTGCCGCTTGTAGCGATCTGGACCGCGATGCGCTGGTGCCTGTTTCCCGGGTGTTGAAAGAGATGAAAATGGCCGCTTGACGAAATGTCCGGCTAGTGACACTATTTCGCCATTCTGACAATTTTGCCTTTGGCAAACGCATCACAAGACCCGGCCCTAGCGCCGGGTTTTTTATTGCCCCGAGAGGCCCTCAAGAGTCCCCGGAGGCTCAGTGACCCGATCAACCTGTTGGAGTCTGCTGGCCCTTGGGCTGGCGATGCTCAACTACGTCATGCACCGCGACATCAGCTGCAATGTCTTCTTCGCCACGTTCATCTTCATCCAGGCCCTGAAGCGGCCCAGCGAGGAAGAACGGTTGGTATCCAGTCGTCTGCTCGAGTTCGCTGCCTGTGCTGGTGCCACTCTGCTGACGTTCGCCATCTTCGCCCGCTTGATGGGGCTGGAGTGGCAGCACCCGGCCTCTTGGTGAGCGCCCAAAAACAGAACCTTCCCGACACGGAGCACGTATGAGCGCAGAAGGAATCCCCGGCGCCCTGGTGATCGGTGCGGCGAATGGCGCAGGCATGGCGGTAGCGACAACAATTCCGATTGATCACGGACTGGCCCTTGGGGCAATTGGCGGATGCTGCGCCTACTTGGCGTCCTCAGTAGCCATCCCCTGGTCATCCCGGATCTTCTACAGCATCTTCTCCTTCATCATCGGCTACCTGTCGGGAGTCCTGCTCCTTAACTGGCTGTCCTACAACGGAGCGGCTGCGGTTCTCGCGTGCCTTGTCTCTGCGCTGGCTTCCTACGTCTTCGGGTCGCTTAAACGCTGGTCGGATGGCGGCCCGCGCCCTGATTGGATTGACTGGGGCTCCGCTCTCCTGGGTGGACTTGTCCCGTCCTTCCTCAAGAGAGGCAAGCGTGATGATGGATAGCATCTTTCAACTTCTGGGCGGGTGGGCTGACTCGCTGGCGATCTGGCTCGACGGTGTGATCCCCGAGTTCCTGCTAGGCACGCGTGGGGTCTGCCACCTGTTGGTTTTCTTGGTCGTGGCCGGATACCGCAAGCAGACCGACCGGCATCGGCGAGTGATCGGAATCATGGCTGCAATCTTCGCCGGGGCGAATATCGCTGAGGCGTACCGGGTAGCTGTGAACTTCAATTCGTTCGCTGCTCTGGCTCAATACCCGCTGACACTGGTCATGCTGTGCGTACTGTTCTTCGTGCTTTACGCCAAGGGCAACGTCGCCCGCATGCTTCCGCCCAGGCTGAGCGACATGCTCAAGTGAGCCGCGCCACAAAATCGACATGCGCCCTTTTGTGGCGCGAAAGTGTTAGTTAGAAAGTTATATTGAAACGCATGATAAGAACCCATGAAATCAGCTCCACACAAAGGAGCTGAACCGATGTCCGATTTCAAGAAGGGTGATGTTGTACAACTGGCCAGCGGCGGACCGAAGATGACTGTCATTGATCTTGGGGATTACAGTGGGTCGGGGCTTGGTCCTGTTGATGGCGTGAAGTGTCAGTGGTTTGAGAAGAGCAAGAAGTTCGAGGACGTTTTCGACGCAGCCGTTCTCAAGAAGCCAGCTGTCCCGGTTGGCATGTGGGTGGGCCGGGGCTAAACCACATCTCTAGAAGCAAGGTTAAACAAGAAGCTGATCCATCCGGGTCAGCTTTTTTTATGAGAAATCAGAGCGAGGCACCAAAGTCTCAAGGAATTCCCTATGGCGCTGACAGCAAAACAGCAGCGTTTCGTGGAGGAGTACCTGAAAGACCTGAATGCCACGCAGGCGGCGATTCGCACGGGCTACAGCAAAAAGACTGCTCGCCAGATGGGCACAGAGAACCTGTCAAAACCTGTCATTCAGGAAGCCATAGCCAAGGGCATGGAGGACAGAGCGTCGAAGTCCGGTATTACGCCTGAGCGGGTGCTTCTTGAGCTGGGGAGGCTGGCCTTCCTGGATATCCGGAAAGCATTCCGTGCTGATGGCTCGCTACGACCGCTGCATGAGCTTGATGACGATACAGCCGCTGCCATCGCTGGCATGGAGGTTGTCGAGATTGGTGCTGGTGACGATGTGATAGGCGTCACCAAGAAGATCAAGCTGAGCGACAAAAAGGGCGCCCTTGATTTGCTGATGCGCCATCTGGGCATGTTCGCTGCGCCTGGCCATCCTGAGCTTGATGCTGAGCTCAAGCGCCTTGAGATCGAAAAGCGCAAAGCCGAACTGAAAGCCCTGCAAGCCGGGTCGCAGTCATCCAATGCCCAGCTGCTGGCTGATCTGATCGCGAGGCTGCCAGGATGAACACAGGCAACCTGATGCTAGATCGCCAGCTGGCCCGCTGGTACAAGCTCAAGGATCACCCGGTGCAGCTCGCCCTCATGGCAGCAGTACCGTCGGGCATCCGCTTCCCTTTGGTGCCTGCCGGGCGCCGTAGCGGCAAGACGGAGCGGTTCAAGCGATTCTTGGTCAAGCAGGCCACGGCCTACAGCGGCCCGTACTTCGCCGCGGCGCCTACCCATGCCCAAGCCAAAAAGATCTTTTGGGACGACCTCAAAGCCTTCACGCTGTCGAGCATGCACAGCCGTCGGCCTTCTGAGTCGGACCTGATCATCTACTTGGAGAACGGCAGCGAGATCCACGTCATTGGCCTGGACAAGCCGCAGCGCATCGAGGGTATCCCGTGGACGGGCGGCGGCATCGACGAGTTTGCCGACGTGAAGCCTGATGCCTGGGAGGCCAACATCCTGCCCGCGCTCAACACGGTCAACCCGACCATGCCTGACTACCGGGCCTGGTGCTGGTTGCTGGGCGTGCCGGACGGCCTGAACCATTACTACGACCTCTGCCAGCAGGCCGAGACCGGGCAAGACCCGAACTTCCGCGTCTTCCACTGGAAGTCAGCCGAGATCCTGCCGCCAGACGTCATGGACGCCATGAAGCGCGCCATGTCGCCCAAGCAGTTCAAGCAGGAGTTCGAGGCCAGTTTCGAGACGGCCTCTGGCCGGATCTATGAGGACTACGGCAAGCACAATCAGACGTCAGCAACCATCGAGCCGCATGAGCAGCTGATGTGGATGCACGACCAGAACTTCACGCCTCTGTCCTCTGCCATTGGTGTCAGACGCAACAACGGTGCTGACCTGTACCTGCTAGACGAGATCGTCCTGACCAGTGCCATCTCGCGCCAAGCTGCCGTCGAGTTCGTCGAGCGCTACAAGGACCACAAGAACAAGCACGTGCTGATCTACGGCGACCCGGCGGGTAAGGCAGGCGAGAAGCATGGCCACGCCTCGGACTACACCGACATTGAGGCCGTGCTGAAGGCCGCTGGCTGGCGCTACACGCGCAAGGTCAAGCCTGCGCACCCGGCCATCAAGGACCGGCAGAACGCGGTGCGGGCCAAGATCCTGACCGCCTCGGGCCACAGCAGCCTGTTCGTCAACCCTGTTACCGCACCCTGGTGCCACAAGGGCCTGGCCACCGTCCAGCTCCAAGAAGGTTCGACGTTCCAAGAGGACCAGAAGAACCAGTACCAGCACATCACAACCGCGATCGGCTACTGCGTCGACGTTGAATGGCCTGCCAAGGGCCGGTTCTCCTACGAAGGTGTCACCTAATGGGCGTCGTCCGATACTTCAGCGACAAGCTGGTCAACCTGGTGGCGAACCTGGGTACCGAGCGCGACAAGGCGTCGAGTTCGATCTACGCGCCCACGCTGCTGAGCGAGCAGGAACTGAGCAACGCCTACCGAGGTGCCTGGCTGCCGCGCAAGATCGTCGATATCCCACCGCTGGACGCCACACGGCGCTGGCGGGGCTGGCAGGCGAGCAAGGATCAGATCCAGAAGCTTGAGGCCGAGGAGAAGCGCCTGGACGTTCGCCGCAAGGTGAAGCAGGCCATGACCCGGGCCCGGCTGTTTGGTGGTGCCGCGATCTACATCGGGACCAATGATCGGGATACCTCGCTGCCGCTGAACCCCGAGAAGATCGCCCAAGGCGGCATCAAGTACCTGACCGTGCTGAGCAAGCGCAAGCTCGCCCCAGGCGACATTGAGCAAGACCCTCAATCGGACCTGTTCGACCGGCCTAAGTGGTACACGCTCACCGGTAGCCAGATTCAGGTCCACCCTTCGCGGCTGATCATCTTCATCGGTGCCGAGCTGCCTGACCCTGAACTGGACGTCGGCGTTGAGTACGGCTGGGGTGATTCGGTCCTCCAGTCGATCCTGGACACGATCAAGCAGTCGGACAGCACCATGGCCAACGTGGCCAGTCTGGTGTTCGAGGCCAAGGTCGACGTCATCAAGATTCCCGACTTCATGAACCAGCTGCAGGACCCTGCATACAAGAACCAGGTACTTGAGCGTCTGCGGCTGGCAGCCATGGCCAAGGGCATCAATGGCCAGATCCTGCTGGACGCGCAAGAGGAGTACGACAGCAAGTCAGCCAGCTTCGGCAGCCTGCCGGACATCATCGACCGCTTCCTACAGGCTGTTGCCGGTGCTGCTGACATACCACTGACGCGCCTGGCGGGCCAGTCCCCAGCCGGCATGAGCAGCACAGGCGAGTCGGACCTGCGCAACTACTACGACCGCATCCAGGCCATGCAGGAGCTGGATATGCGGCCTGCGCTGTCGACGCTCGACGAGTGCCTGATCCGTTCTGCCCTTGGCGCGCGCGACCCGAAGATCCACTACGCCTGGCTACCACTGTGGCAGCCAACCGCCGCCGAGAAGTCGGAGAACGGCAAGCGCACTGCCGAAACGATCAAGACGCTGAAAGAATCGGGTCTGTTCCCAGAGGAGGCGCTGAGCAAGGCCGCCACCAACGTGCTGGTCGAGGAAAGCGTTCTGCCTGGGCTGGAGGCTGCGATTGCCGAGTACGGTTCGCAACTGCCGGACGAGGATGAAGAAGACGAGCCCGATAGCGGCCTCATCGCGCAGCGCGAGCAGAGCGCGACCTGAACTGAGGTAAACCATGCACATCACCGACAAAGTCAGCCTGGGTGACACCAAGCTGAGCGATTCCGGCTACCTGGAAGCTTTTGCGCTCACTGCGCGCACCGGCATTCAGCAGTACCTGGGCGCCGAAGTAGGTCGGCCTGACCTGAAGGTCGTGAACGTCTACCGCGACGAGAAGGAGGTCTTCTCCAAGCGCTCGCTGGAGTCGTTCTCCAAGATCCCGATGACCAACGACCACCCGGGCCAGCCAGTCACGGCCGCCAACTGGAAGCAGGTGGCCGTGGGCACCACTGGCGACGAGGTTCTGCGCGACGGCGAGTACCTGAAGATCGGCCTGAAGATCACCGACGGTGACGCCGTAGCCGCGGTGCAGGCCGGCAAGCGCGAATTGAGCGTGGGCTACAGCTGCGAACTGGTTTGGGAGGACGGGGAAGCCCCGGACGGCACCAAGTACCAGGCCAAGCAAACCAACATCATCGCCGACCACATCGCCATCGTTCAGCGAGGGCGCGCCGGCAGCCGGGCAAGCATTGGCGATTCCTGGCCACAACACACCCCAACCCCCGAGGAAAAACCCATGACCCTGAAGACGGTTACCGTCGACGGCATCCCGGTTGAAGTAACCGACCAGGGCGCTGTCGTCATCGCCACCCTGCAAGGCCGCCTGGCTGACGCAGCCACAAAGCTGACCGCTGCCGAGACGGCTCACACCACCGCAATCGCCGCCAAGGACGCCGAACTGGCCCGCAAGGATGCCGAGATCGACGACCTGAAAGGCAAGCAGATCACTGATGCGCAGATCGATGAGCGCGTGAAGGCTCGGGGCGATCTGATCGCCAAGGCCCGCTCCATCGCTGACGGCGACTACAACGGCAAGAGCGATGCCGAAATCCGCAAGGCCGTGGTAGTCGCCAAGCTGGGCGATGCTGCAGTGGCGGGCAAGGCCGAGGCCTATGTCGATGCGCGCTTCGACATCCTGGCCGAAGAAGCCGCCAAAGACCCGGTTCGCCAGTACCTGAGCAATCAGGATGGCAAGCCACAGAGCATCCATGACAACGGCCAGTCTGCTTACGAGCAGCGCACCGCCAATGCCTGGAAAACTCCAGTTCAACAGGGGGCCTGATCCATGCCAGCCATCCAGACCAACTACACCACCAACATCCCGAGCAAGAAGGCCGGCCATGTTCCTGAGATGGAGCAAGCAGACCTGATCTCGCGCACCGTCGAGAACACCGACGGCATCGCATTCGGCACCGCCGTTGCTCAGGGTACCAATGACAAGGGCTGCATCCCGTTCGCCGGTACCGGCTTCCTGGGTGTGGCCACTCGCGACCGTTCCGTGCTGGTAGGCGAGAAGTTCAGTCGCTACGAGTCGGCCCGCATCCTGCGCAAGGGTCCAATCACCGTGGTTGCCTCAGTAGCAGTCGCGGCCGGTGATCCTGTAGCGGTGACCGCCGCTGGCGCCTTCACCAACGTGGCGACCGGCAACACCGTCATCCCCAATTCCCGCTGGGAAACGTCCGCTGGTGTGGGCGCCCTGGCAGATATCTTCATCAAATAAGGAGCGTCTAGCATGTCGCAAATCAAACTGCTCGATGCCCAGGCTGCGCTTGGCTTCGTGCTCAGCCAGACCACGCACATCGAGCGCGAGGTCAACCAGATCGTGTACGGCGACATCCAGTACGCCGAACTGATCCCGGTCGACAACAGCGCGCCCGAGTGGGTGAAGACCGTCACCTACTACTCCAGCGACAAGTTCGGCAAAGCCGACTGGATCAACGGCAATGCCGATGACATCCCGCGCGCTGGCTCCGAGCGGAGCAAGTTCGAGACTGGCGTGTACACCGCAGGTATCGGCTACGGCTTCGGTCTGGAAGAAATCAGCCAGGCGCAGATGCTGGGCCTGCCGCTTCAAGCCGAAGACGCCGCTGCTGCTCGCCGCGCCTACGAGGAGATGGTCGACAACGTCGCGCTTCGTGGCGATACGCGAAAGGGCTTCCAAGGCCTCATTGCCAACAGCAACGTGGCTGCCATTGTGGTGCCCAATGGCAACTGGGCGTCGGCCACCCCGCAGCAGATGATCGCCGACATTAACGCCGTGCTGATGCCGACCTACTCGAGCACACAGTACACGTCGATTGCTGACACACTGCTGCTGCCATTCGAGAAGCTGCAACAGCTGGCTCAGACCGTCATGCTGAACACCACCATGACAGTGCTGCAGTTCATCATGCAGGCGAACATCTACACCCAGACCACCGGGCGTCCACTGATGATTCGCGGCATCAACGGGCTGTTGACCGCAGGTTCGGGCGGTACCGCCCGCATGGTGGCGTACCGTCGCGATCCCAAGGTGCTCAAGATGCACATCCCGATGCCTCACCGCTTCCTGCCTGCCTTCCAGGCCGGCCCGCTGCGCTGGGAAATCCCGGGCATCTTCCGCCTGGGTGGCCTGGACATTCGCCAACCGAACCTCGTCAAGTACGGGGATGGGATCTGATCATGGCCAAAGTGACCAACAACACCGTCAACGCGCTGCACCTGCCCGATGGGTCGGTGCTGCCCACTGGCCAGGAAGTCGAGGTCGCAGGGTGGGGCAAGATCAAAGCCCACCATGTGCTGTCTGGCCTGGTAGAGCAGGGCCTGCTGGCGGTCAGCGAAGATGCTGACGATGGCCAGGACGACAAGGAAGTGCTGCTGGCCAAGCTGAAGAAGCTGGGGATCGAAGTCGGCCCAAATGCCAAGGTCGAAACCCTGCAAAAGCGTCTGGCAGAAGCCGAGGGCAAGGCTAAGGCTGACGCCATCGCCAAGCTCAAGGAAAAGGGCATCCAGGTTGGTGACGATGTCACCCTGGAAGAGCTGCAGGCCGAGCTGGCCAAACACCCGTAACAACCCCGGGCGGTTCGCCGCCCACTTATTCGAGGGTCATGGCATGAGCCAGATCAATGCACAGCGCGTAGGCGAACTGGCGGTGGTTACTGGGCCAGGCTTTGAGTTCCGCAAGGCTGGCGAACAAACCGTGTTCAAGCAGACCGGCAAGGTACCTTCGCTTCGAGCGGCCAAGGCCTTCTGCAAGATGTTCACCTCCTGATCCACGGCCTTCGGGCCATCCATTCGAGACACCCCGATGCCAGAATTCTACGGAACAGTCGCAGCTGCTGACGCCTACCACGCTGCGCGGGCAAGTGCTGCCTGGGCTGGCAGCGATGAGGCGAAACAGGCCGCGCTCATCCGGGCATCGGCCTACATTGACGGCAAGTACCAGCAGCAGAACAGCTGCGGGCGCTGGGAGTCGATGTTCTCTGGCATGAAGACCGGCGGACGCACACAGGAGCTCCAGTGGCCACGTGCCGGTGCCACTGACAACGAGGGCGTGGCTATCCCGCCCACCGAGGTGCCAGCCGAGATCGAGCGCGCCACCTACGAGGCCGCCCTACGCGAGATCGTCGCCCCCGGCAGTCTGAGCCCCGACTATGTCGCATCCGAGGCCATCAAGCGCCAGAAGGTCGACGTGCTGGAGATTGAGTATCAGGCCGCTGCGGATTCCGGTGCGGTTCCTACTCGACCGGTTATCACTGTGGTCGACGAGCTGGTGGCACCGCTCCTGCGCAGCACCAGGCTGTGCGGTGTGGCGGTGTTCGTCGTATGAAGGCCTCCGAGGTAGAGGCCGAGATCGAGCGCCTTGAAGTTGAGGTGCGGCAGGCCTACCTGGACCAGGTCGCGCAGACTGTACGCTATCTGAGCATCAGCGAACTCGAGCAAGCGGTATCGGACAACGACGAAGACCGGATAGCCGAAATCCTGTCCCTCGGTCTGTTCGCGCTGCTGGTCGAGCGCCTGCGCGCCGTGTATGCCAGGGGCGCGAGCAAGGAGCTCATTGCTGTCATCATCCCTGGCGTGCGCCGGGAGATCGACATGGGCGACCCCGACGTAACCTCGTTCCTAGCCAACCAGGCCACTGCGCTGCGCGAGCAGGCCGCCCGCGAGCAGGCCGAAGCCGTGCGGGTGGTTCTTTCCATGGGGCGTGACCGAGGAGACACGGCGCGCACCGCTGCTCTGAACCTGGCCGGCAGGATGAGCAGACAAACCGGGCGGCGTACTGGCGGTGTGGTGGGCCTGAATGGGCCCGCTGCCGAGGCATCTCAGCGAGCGCGCGACCAGTTGGCCAGTGGGGATCCTGCGCGGATGCGCGAGTACCTGACCCGGCTGCGTCGTGATCCAGCCTTTGACGCGGCAGTCTGCGAGGCGATCGAGCAGAAACGGCCGGTACCAAAGGCCATCATAGACCGGGCGGCTTCAGCCTATGCGCAGCGCCTGCTGAGCACCTATGCCGAGGCCCTGGCCCAGACCAACACCGCCGAGGCCTATAACAAGGGCAGGGAGGAGGGCTGGAAGCAGCTCACGGCACGCAGCAATGGCATGTACACCTTCGCCAAGACTTGGCGCTCCATGCGTGACAACAAGGTCCGGCACACCCATGCAGCAATGAATGGGCAAGTGGTCATGGCTGACCAGTCATTCACCTCACCGAGCGGCGCGATGCTGATGTTCCCATGCGACACCTCGCTCGGCGCCCCGCTTAACGAGCGCATCCGATGCCGCTGCGTCGTCGAATACTCACTCAGGAAGACTAGCCAGGCGGTGTGACATGCCAATCAAGAGCACCATGCAGGGCTCGTTCGGGCGACTGTTCGATACAGCGTTCGCTGAGGCTGTGCGCGATTTCACTGGCACCTACCCGGGCGAAGGCGTCTGGGATCCGGTTGAGGAGGTCAGCACCGCTCAGCCGGTCACCTACACCGGCCGCGGCGTGCTGAGCCGCTACAAGAAGGACCAGATAGACGGCATCAACATCCTGGCCACTGATGTGAGGCTGGTTGCCCTGGTAAACGAAGTCACCGACAAGCCGGCGCCAGAGCACATTGTCACCGCTCCGGACCTGATCACCAATCAGCCCAAGCAGTACCGGGTGGTAGAGGCCACCACCGACCCGGTTGGCGTGCACTACCAGATTCAGCTGAGGGCTACCTGATGGCCGGATGGTCCACTTCGCCGACCCTATTCGCTGACCAGATCGAGAAGGACCTGACCGAGATGCAGCGGCAGATCGTCTTGGAACTGGTTGACCAGGTCGTGATCAACTCGCCCATCGACAGCGGCAACTATATGGGCAACCACATCGTGTCCATTGGCGCTGAGGACTATAGCGTCAACACGCGCCTGGACGTGCTCGGCGCTGAGACCAAGTCAGCTGCACGCGCCGCTCTAACCGACCTAAGGCCGTTCAGCAGGGTGTTGCTGCAGAACAATAGCGCCTATGGCGAGGTGATCGAGTTCGGCGGCTATCCGAGCGGCCCAAGCGTCAAGATTACGCCTGACGGCTACAGCCGCATGGCCCCAAAGGGCGTGTACGGGATTTCCTTCATCGCCGTAACAGAGAAATGGACATGACCGTACCGTTCGAGACAATCCGCAAAACTCTCACTGCCAGGATGAAGGAATTCTCAGGAATCGATCAGGCGCGGATTGAATATCCAAGTGCAGAGTATCCAAACGGGGGTGTTTTCAAGCCTCCTGAAGACGGAGTTTGGTGTGCCTTCAATATCCAGCCTGCCGCCTCATTCTTCGCGGGTATGGCCGAAAAGCCGCATTACCGTAGGCCTGGCCAGGTAGTGATTCAGTGCTTCACGCGCAAAAGGATCGGTATGGGTCCGATTAACCGGCTTGCCGACGCCATTTCAGATCACTTTCAGTCCTGGCCGTCTGGCCACATCGAGTGCATGGAGGTCTCTCAGCAGGACGTTGGAGACTTTAAGGACTACTACCAGATTAACGTAAACATCCGGTACCGCGCCGGCTGACCGGCAAGACCCTGATCCTGCCCGCCTCGAGCGGGTTTTTTATGTTCGCAGAAAGGAGACATTCGCATGTCGTCTGGCGCCCGCGTTACCAGTTACCTCATTCCCGAGGTCACCCCCGGCATCACCCCAACCACAGGCGACTGGGATACCCTGCGCCTGACCAGCAACACCCTTTCGCCGACCGTAAACACCCAGGTCAGCGACGAAATCACCGAATCGCGTATCAGCCAAGGTTCAGTGGTCTCCAGTACCGATATCCAGGGTGATCTGGTAGGCGAACTGTCCTACAGCACCTTCGACAAGTTGCTGGAAGCGGCCTTCTACGGAACCTGGGACGATGACGTCCTGACCGTAGGCAGCACGCGCCGGACCTTTACCGTCGCGAAGAACTTCAACGACGTGAACGTTTACGCCCTGTTCAAGGGTATGCACGTCTCGGTCTTCGCTCTGGATATTCCATCTGACGGGAAGATCACGGCCACCTTCACCATGGCCGGCCTGGACTACGCCGATGGTGACGCCAACACCGTGGCGGACATCAAGCCGCCGACCACCACGCCGTTCATGAGCAATCAGAACGTCGGCTCCATCACGGTGGATGGCCAGAGCCTGGAAGGCCAAGCGTGCGTGTCTGCGCTGACCGTCAACCTCGACAACAGCCTGCAGGCGCAGCGCTGTATCGGTAACGGCAAGCTTGGGCCTGGCGCACAGATAGCCACCGAGGCGGCGATTACCGGCTCCATCACCCTGGCCTGGTCACCGCTGGCTTGGCAGATCTGGAAGAACACCTTCACCCGGAAAACCGTAGCGGTTGAATTCCCGATCATCGACAGCCTGGGCAACCGCTATGACCTGTCGTTCCCGGCGCTGGAGGTCGACGGCGACCTGCCTAGCGGCGGCAAGCGCGAACTGATCGAGGTCACGCTGAACTACACCGTGGCCAAGCAGGCGCCGACCATTACCCGGGCGCCATTCGTGCCGGTCACCAGCGTTTCCGTAACCCCGGGCACCGCATCGATTGCCGTGGCAGCGACCCGCCAGTTGACCGCATCTGCACTTCCATCGGACGCAGCCCAGAACGTCACCTGGAGTAGCTCGGCCCCATCGATTGCTACGGTCAGCTCCTCTGGTCTGGTCACCGGCGTTGCCGCAGGTTCTGCAGTCATCACCGCCACCAGCGTCTCGGATCCGACCAAGACCGCCACCTCGGCGATCACTGTCACCGCATAACCCGCATGACCTTTGGTCGCTCCGGGAAAACGCCGCCCGGAGCGGCCCTTTTTATGGCGTGGCGTGAGGATTATTCATGGCTCTCAAGCTGAAAAAGATCGACACCACCAAAAGCGCCGAGGCGCGCTGGGAAGAGTTCGATGCGGACACCAAGATTCTGCTGATGCCGCTGGACAACCAGCAGTACCAGATCGCTCTGGAGCGTATGCGCCGCCGCCTGGCGCGCAACGATGCCCAGTTCGGCCAGGAAGCGGTAGGCGTGATCGAGGGCGAGAAGTCCGAGCACGACAACCACTGCTTGCTCCTGGCGTCGTTCATCGTGCAAGACTGGCAGGGCGCGCTGGACGAGAATGGCAAGCCGCTCGCCTACAGCGAGAACACCTGCACCGAAATGCTGCGCGGTGATGCTGACTTCTTCTACTTCGTCCTGCGACGCGCCGCAGCCATTGCTGCTGATAACCGAGCGGAGCTCGAAGAAATCAAGGGAAAGCAGTCGCCCGCTTCGAATGGGAGCGGGCTTGGGGCCAGCGAACCGAAAAGCGAAGCCTGATCTACCAGAAGCTGCGCATAGCTGTCCCGGATGAGCCTGAGCTGGATGTGATCACGGGTAGCCTGCTGAACGCGTTCCGCAACTCGGCGCGCGGACGGCGATACCTGGTGGGTGCCGCCTCAGTGCAGCCGCTCAGGCTATCTGCCCGGGAGATCACCGACTGGCTTGAGGTTCACCCATTGCCGCTGCCCAGGCGCTTGGTCGACGAGGTGATATTCGCGCTGGATGAGTCGGCGCTGACCGAAGAAGAGAATGAGTAGCCAGGATGCATACGGCTTCTTCGTTATGCGCCGACTTGATGGTAAATTGCCGCATACTCGAATACTTCGGAGTCAGGGATGTTCTTTGTCAGGTTCGTAATTTTGGCCTTCTTCGCCGCCTACAGCGTGTCCATGGGCAGAGAGCCAGCGCTTAACTCTATTGGTATAGCCATTGCGTTCAGCGCCTTGTTCTTTGTGCCAGCGCTGTACCTTCTACCGACGTTTGAGGCGTGGATCAGAAAGAAGAGCAACCTTCAATCGATCGCAGTTCTCAACCTCTTTCTGGGTTGGACCATCATTGGCTGGGTTGCCGCGCTGATATGGGCGTTCAAGAAGCCAGAAGAAGCCGTAGTGGTCGCTCCAGTGAGCGCAGAGCAAGGTACAGATGCAGACACCTCGGAAAAGAAGGCCTGCCCATTCTGCGCTGAGCAGGTGATGGCCGCAGCCATCAAGTGCAAGCATTGCGGCAGCGAAATTCCAGCCATCTGATAATCAGCAGAACACTACAGAAACCCGCCAAGTGCGGGTTTTTTGTTGCCCGGAGAAAAGCATGGCACTCAAATCCCGCCTTGAGCTCGAGGTAGATGGGCGCAGCGCAGAGCAGCAAGTAACAGATATTCGAGCCGCCCTCGAAGCCCTTGAACAGGCTGGCATCAGGGCAAGCTCAACGCTGCGGAAATCAGGCGGCGATTACTCCAACCTTGCTATGTCCCTGTCAAAAGTCCAAGCAGCCAACGACAAGGCATCCTCGTCAACTGACGCAGCAGCAAAAAGCGCAGATGCCGCAGCTAAGGCTGCTGCGAATCAGCGCAAGGAGCTCGACAGCCTTCTAGGAAAAATTGACCCACTAACCAAAAAATTGAATGACCTTGCCGCGCAGGAAACTGCTCTGGCCCGGGCCCGCGAGTCAGGGCAGATAAACGGCGCAGCTTATGATGCCTACAACAGAAAGATCCAAGAGTCTTTGGCGTCACTGTCTGGCGTTTCTCGAGCACAGACTGAAGTGGGAGAAACCGCTGATCAGGCTCGGGCCCGGATCCTTGCGATTGCTGATGCTTCAGTTCGAGCAGCCCAAGATCAGAGAAATCTCGCTAATGTTGCGACTGGCCTTTCTGAGGCTGAGCAGGGCCTACTGTCAGGTAACATGGTCCTGGCTTCGAGCCAGGCTCGCCTGACTGAATCAACCCAGAAAGTAACAGCGGCCACAAAACAGGCAGAATCAGCTACCTCAAGCCAGGCTGAAAGCCTTGAAGACCTTCTTGCTAGCATTGACCCAACCACTCGAGCTCTGAACAAGCTGGACGAGCAGGAGCGAAAGCTCGCCCAACAAAACAAGCTTGGCAACCTAGATGCCGAGACTTTTGCATCGTACAAAACCCGTATTGACCAGTCGCGCGCTGCGCTTACTGGGTTCGACGACAGCCTCAACCGTACAGGAAACACTGCCAAGCAGAACGCAGCCGCCTTGCGGATGCTTCCCGCGCAGTTCTCTGACATTTTCATCAGCCTGCAGGGCGGTCAAGCACCTCTTACGGTATTCCTTCAGCAGGGTTCGCAGATCAAGGATTCCTTCGGTGGCATCGGTGATGCAGCCAGGGCCATGGGCGGATACATCCTAGGTCTCATAACACCCCTTAGCGTAGCGGTGGCAAGCGCCGCGGCACTTGGGTACGCCTTCTATAAGGGATCGGAAGAGGCTGACCGATTCAATAATGCCTTAATCCTCACGGGAAGTGCGTCAGGGGTTACCGCCGACCAACTGGGCAGCATGGCCCGCCAGATCAGCTCAACTGTTGGCTCCACTGGTGCGGCAGCTTCCGCCCTGGCTGAAATAGCTGGTGGCGGGAGGATCGCCGGCGAAAGCTTCGAGCAGGTTGCCCAAGCTGCGGTATCAATGGAGGTTGCCACAGGCAAGGCCGTATCTGACACAGTTGCAGAGTTCGCCAGGCTAGCGGATGAGCCCGTGAAAGCCTCAGCAGCGCTCAACAAGCAATATCACTACTTGACGGCTGCTGTTTACGCCCAGATCACTGCGCTTGAGCAGCAAGGAAAGCACGCGGATGCGGTCAAGCTAGCGACCGATGCTTTTGCTGATGCGATCAATAATCGCACCCCCAAGATCATTGAAAATCTGAGTTTTTGGGAGCGTGGATATAACGCTGTGGCCAATGCTGCGGACCGCCTCAAGGATATAGGCCGCCCCAACATTGATGCAGATATCGCACAGGCACAAGCCAACCTAGCAAGTGCTCAGCGTGGCGACGTTGGGTTCTTCCAAGATAAAGACAAGATGGTGGAGTTCTACACCGACGAACTCCAGTTCCTCAAAGACAAAAAAGCCGCGCAAGACGACATAGCGAAGTTCGACAAGGATGCAGCTGATGCGAACGAGCGAACTGTCAACGCGATGGCCAAGGTGGATGCGCTTGAAAAGTCTGCCTGGACGAACGCAAGGAAGCGCACTGAGGCTCTGAAGGAGTATGAGAAGTCGCTTGATGTCATCCGGAAAAACAACCCGAATGATTCGCGCCTCGCGCCAGAAACTGTGGCCAGGGTAAAAGCGAACATCTCCGAACAATTCAAGGATCCCAAGGCTCCGAAGGGCCCTACGGTTCGCGAGGATGCCGGCCAACGCATGCTGGATGAGGCGCGCCAGCGCTACGCCGTGCTGCAGCAGCAAAGCCGCGTCATCGCAGGCGAGGTAGACCAGACTCAGAAGCTGGGCACCGAGGCCCGCAAGCTGATCGAGCTCGAAACCGAGATCGCCAGCCTCAAGGAAAAAAAGACCCTCACCACATCGCAAAAGCAAGTTCTGGCGATGGCTGAGCTGAACCTTGCCCAGCAGAAGCAGAACGCAGAACTGGAGAAGGCTAATCAGCTCACCAAGGAGCGGTTCGAGAATGAGGCCAAGCTGAAGGCCTTCCGCGAGAACCTTCAGTCCCAGCTTGATCTGTCCCGCGAGGGGCAGGCGGTTGAACTGGCAGGCGCCGGCGAAAGTGACCGACTTCGGCGCCGGCTCCAGGAAGACCTGAAAATCCGCCAGGACTATCAGAAGCAACTGGACAAGCTGACCAGCGACTACAACAAGCTCGACAACCCTACGGCCAACGACACCGACCTGTACAAGGGAGAGACTGACGCGTTGCGGGCGGCCCTCGCTACCCGGATGGTCGACCAGCAGAACTATTACGCAGCGCAGGACGCGATGCGCAGTGAGTGGCTGATGGGTGTATCGGAGTCGTGGCAGAACTACGTCGACATCGCCACGGACTACAACTCACAGGCCAGGGCGGCCACCGAGTCGATCCTGGGCGAGACCACTTCCTCGATCTCCAGCAGCATTCAAGGCCTGGTGAAGGGCACGGAAAGCCTGGGTGATGCCTTCGGCAACTTGGCGGGCACCATTGCCAACACGATGCTGACGGCATTCGCCGACATCACTGCGCGCTTCCTGGTCATGCAGGCACTGAAGCTTGCCGGCATCGAGACGGAGAAGGGTGCGGTAGTGCTTGCCGAGGGCGAGAAGGCTGCTGCAAAGGTTGCGGCAGACGGCATCGCCGAAGCCTCGACCCTTTCGACTATCGCCACCACCCTGGCGGCGAACGTGTCGGCGGCCGTGGAAACCTTGGCTTCCTGGGCGCCGGCAGCACTGGTGGCCTCCATTGGCTCCTTCGGCGCCGCGGCGGTTGTCGGCGGTACTGCGCTGATCGCTGCCTATGCGTTGATTCGGGGCATCAGCGGCGGGTTTGCTGAGGGCGGCTACACCGGTCCTGGCGGCAAGTACGAGCCGGCCGGCGTGGTGCACAAGGGTGAGGTGGTGTGGTCTCAGGCCGACATTCGCCGCTTCGGTGGCGTGTCGGCTGTGGAGGCTCTGCGTACCGGGAACGTGACGCCGATTACCGCAGCTCGTTCGGCATCGTCAGCTTCAAGCTCGACCAGCAATGGCAGCACCATCGCGCAAAACACCAACGTCTACGTCAGCCTGATCCAGGACCAGTCACGCGCCGGCACTGTGAACCAGAAGACGCGAGATGACGGAAGCGCGGAGGTTGAACTGTTCGTGGCTGATATCTACGGCGGCGGCGATCGAGCTCAGGCGCTGGAAAGCACCTACGGCCTCAAGCGCCAAGGCACATAGCGAGGAATGGCATGGCCGACACAGAAGAGCAGGACGACCAGCAGGCCGACCAAGCCCAGGAGCCCATCGACGAGAAAGAGCAGCTGCTTCAACGCCGCCTGGCTCGCCTCGAGGAAGCACTGGGGCTCAAGCCTCTCACATAACCCACACCAGCCCAGCTGAGGAATGGCAATGATTCAATACCCGGCAGAGTTGCCGCTTCCTCTTCAGGAGGGGTATGGCCTGAGCACGGTGGACCCGATGCGGGCTACCCAGATGGTCACGGGGCGAACGCGGTACCGGCTTCGGCACCGCTACGTTCCCACCGAGGTGCGATTTAACTTCAACTTCAGCCAGGCCGAGGCTGGGCTGTTCGAGGCGTGGTATGCCCGATCCATCAACGACGGGCTGGAGTGGTTCGAGATACGCCTGCAGACCCCGGCGGGGTTTGCCTTGTATCAAGCCCACTTCAAGAGCATCCCGTCTGGCCCGGACCTCACTCAAATCACCCGTTGGCGCTACTCGGCAGTGGTTGAGCTGAAAGAGCGGCCGCTGATCCCATCGCCGTGGGAGCAGTTCCCGCAGTACTGGCTGAACAAGAACATCATCGACCTCGCCATCAACAGGGAGTGGCCTGAAGCATGAGCCTGATCGAAGAGTGCTACGCCTCGGGCCGTGGTGAGCTGGTCGACACCATCGAGGCGCAGGAGGAGGGCGGCACCATCGCCCACTACTTCTGCTCAGGGTACGAGGACAGGGTTTGCACCACCGAAGACGGCCGGACGCTGACATTCATTGCCATGGCGATGGACCTGGCCCTGCCCAAGAACGACAACAGCGCGTTCCAGAACCTGGTGCTGGGCCTGGATAACGTAACCGGTGAGGTGCAGGAGGCTGTTGAGGCCGCCCGGGCCGCTGGCAGACGCTTCATCATTACTTTCCGGCGCTACCTGGCCGAGGACCTGTCCTTTCCCCAGGAGAAGTACCGCATGACCCTGCTGAGCCGGGAGTACGAAGAGGATATCGCCAAGCTCACCGCTGGCTTCTTCGACCTGCTCAACACCAACGGCCTTCGCACCATCCTCACCACCAACCTGGCACCCGGCCTGAAGTACATCTGACCATGATCGAGAAATTCATGCGCGCCCCGTACCGCGAGGGTGCACGGGGTCCTATTGCCTTCGATTGCTGGGGCCTGTGCATCGCCGTGCGCCACCAGGTGTTCGGCCTACCGCTTCTGCCCAGCTTGGGCGCCGTGGGCAAGGGCAAGCTCAGAGCCAACACAGAGGCCTATCACGACCTGCGCCAAGGCATGGAAGAGTGCGCCCCGGAGCCCGGGGCCATTGCCGCCGTGTTCCGGGGTGCCCTGTGCCTGCATGTGGGCGTAGTGGTGCAGAGCGAGGGCCGACTGAAGGTGTTGGACACAAACCCCGGAGGCGCATGCCTGCGGACAACTGGCGAGTTCGAAGCCGCGAACCCGAAGGTGGTGTACTACCGTGATCGAATTTTACCCGAACAAGATCAGTAACACGGCGCCCCTTGGTACGTGGAAGACCGACCGCCGGATGACCATCGAGGCCTGGCTGCTCGAGCAGGCGCCATCCTACGAGCGCCGCGAAAGCCCACCCATCAGCATCATGCTGAACGAGGAGGTGGTAGAGCACGATCAATGGCACCTGGTCGAATTCCGGCCTTCGGATCTGCTCCAGATCTACCGCGAGCCCAAGGGTACAGACCCGTTCTCGATCACCGTAGCCCTGTTCAAGGGTGCCCAGGCGGTCGTGAAGGCCATCATGCCCAAGATGCCTGGCATGCCTTCGAACCTGGGCACGCAGCAGGGCGACCCGCTGTCCGAAGCCAGCGCCAAGGGCAACAAGGTCAAGCTGGGCGACCCGGTACGTCAGATCGCTGGACACCAACGGGTCTACCCATCCTACCTGGCCCAGCCTCGCCGGTTTCATGTTGCGCCGCGTGATCAGCGGGTGGAAATGCTGCTGTACATCGGTGAGGGTGAGTATCAGGTACCGACCACCAAGGTGAAGGTAGGGGAAACCCCGCTGATATCTTTGGGCGCCGACGCCGAGTTCACGATCTACCCGCCAGGCGCTGACCTGTCTGGTGATCCGGCCCATATCAACTGGTTCAACGTCCCGGAGGTAGGGGCAAGCTCCAGCGGTTCTGCCGGCCTGGAACTGACCGTGGCCACGGACCTCACCCGGTCCGCTACTGCTTCGGCCTACCAGTTCGTGGGTGACACCATCAGCGTGCCTGCTGGGTCCGGCCAGTTCCCCGCAGACTGGTCGAACGGTGTCATCGTCAGGGCGCTGGCCCCGTACACCTACACAGTGATCGACGGTGGCGCTGGGCGCGACATTGTCCGCGGGCCTCTGTGGATGCTGAATCCAGCACCTGGCATGCCGATCGAAGTGGCGGGGGCGAACGCTGGGCTGTACGTCGTGTACAGCTACACACCATACCGTCCAGCCATTCCACCCAGCCCAGGCACTGCATCGACTCTCACTGGGTCGGCAGCTCCAAGCCGGTATGACTTCAATGTCACGCCGCTGAGCTTCACCCTGGCGCGCGGCGGGTCCACCTACCCGGTAACGCTGAGCACGGCGATAGCCGACTTAGACGGCCTTGTTTATGAACTGAACAGCCAGCTCGGTGGAGCCCCCATCCAGGCTCAGCAGATCAGCGGACGACTGAGGTTTGTCGAGCTGACCCCATTTACAGGGCAGGCAATCACGGCTTCGGGCGCGGCCACTATCCTGGGTTCGTCTCCTGTCCGCGTGACGGGCACGCCGACCACCAGTGGAACGCCAGAGCAGCCTGCCGAAATGACCCTGAACTATGACGGGGGCGAGCCGGTGGTAGGGCTGGCACTTGGGCAGGGCCTGGCGACGATTGGCCCCCGCGGGTTGCGGTACCGGATCACGGCATTCAGCACCAGCTTGCTGGAGGTGGAGCGCCTGACATCCTCCGGCGCCGTGGATGCTGGTTGGCCGGGCTTCGACAACATGCAGACCGTGAACGGCCTGGTTACGCTGGATGCTTCGAACCTGCAGGGTGGTTACCGTGGGCCGTTCGCCTGCTGCCCTGAAAACGAGAAGGTAACCGAGCTCGAATGGACCATCACCTATGCCGGCGGTCTCCTCGGGATCGGTCGGGAAGGTCAGTTTTATGAGATCCCAACGTACTACGCGTTTGAATACCGAGACATGGATATCGCCGGCGCGTGGACGGTCATCGAGATCACCAATGTCGGGGGCAGTCGGGACGCGCAAGGATTCACTGAGCGTGTAGCGCTGCCCTATCCGATGCGAGCTGAGGCGAGGGTGCGCAAACTTGCCAAGGATAGGCCAGGCCGGATCAATGAAGAAGCCAATGACGACGCCACGTGGACTGACCTGCGCGGCCGCATGCAGAGCTCGCCAACCAGCTACCCCGGCCTGACCGTGATGACCTGCACCATCCGTGGCGGTGACCGGCTTTCAGCGCAGTCCGAGAGCCAGGTAAACGCCGAGGTTACCCGCATCCTGCCACTGCTGGATGGGGGGGCTGGGCCAGTGCGTGACATCGTGCCCTGGTGCATCTACCAGCTGAAGCAGCGCGGCTATACCGATGAAGACCTCGATCTTCCCGAATGGCAGGCCTTCCACGAAATCTGTGTAGCCCGCGGCGACACCTACGACGACACGCTCGACGCAACGATCACCGTGAAGGACATGGTGAACAATGCGCTGGCGTGCGGATTCGGTGAGTTGGTGACCTGCCGTGGCCTGCTGCGCCCAGTGCGGGACAGTGCTCGGGCAGCGTTCGATGTGACCTACGGCCCGAAGACCCAGACGTACTCGCCGCAGAACATGACCAAGATGCTGAAGATCAGCGGCGCCATGCCGTCGATCAACGACTTCGACGGTGTGGACGTGGAGTACTTCTCCCGCGAGACGTGGGCCTGGGAGACGGTTGAGTGCCGATGGCCAGGCGACCTCGGGATCAAGGTCGAGAAGGTCAAGATACCGGGGGTCAGCGAGAAGGCCAGGGCGTGGCGGTTCGGCATGCGTCGACGTGGCCACCAGAAGTTCCGCACCGACACCTACACCTGGGAAACCGAGATGGACGGCAGCAACAGCGGCTACCTGAGCTTCGCGGCCGTGGCAGATGACGCGCCCAAGCGCTGCCAGAGCGCGATCCTCTTGGCCTGCACGGTAACGGGGTCGGGTACGTATCTTCGCTGCTCAGAGCCGCTGGCCTGGTCCTTTACGGAGCAGAACCTGATCGGTATTCGGCGGCTGGATGGCACGCTGTCTGGCCCATGGGATGCGGTCCGCATCGACGACTACTCCGCTGTTGTCACCGCGCTCGATTTCACGCCAGAGCTTGATGGCCCGCTTGAGCCGCCGCATGTGCTGTTTGGCCAGGCCTCTCGCTGGGCCTACCCGGTGCTGATCACCAGCTCTGATCCAGGGCAAGACGGAAACGTGGCCATGAAGGGCATGCCCTACGACGCCCGCGTTTACACCTACGACGACCAATTACCGCCGGCCTGACCGGACCCTGACGAGCATGCCCGCCGAGCGCGGGCTTTTTTGTGCCCGGAGAAAACATGGCTTACAACACGCACAATCCGATCCCGTCGAGTGATCCACGTGACCTGTTCGACAACGCCACGACGATCGACATGATCATCAACAGCGGAGAAGACCGGGTCCCGGCTCGTTTTGGCCAGATGCTGTACACCTGGGGCTACTTCCACCGGCTGGTTGAAAGAGCGGTAGTTCAGATTGATGGCGTCATCGCTAACGCGACCAGCCAGGTGAATGCCCGACGCGACTCTGGCATCTCGGAGATCAACCAATCCGTAGCCGCCGTGGATGTTGCCGAGGCTGCCGCTAAGGATGACATGCTGGCCACCGCTGCCGCGCTGGGCGACGACCTCAATAACAAGCACTACGATACGTACAGCCTTATGGTTGCTGATCCTCAGTCGCGCGATGCAGTCGTCGCCATAGTGGACAACGACCCAGATCAGCGCCTAAACGGCTGGTACTGGTGGAAAAACAGCGCGCCGAAGGCATGGGTTAGGTTTTCAGACCAACCTGCGATGACCTCGAAAGTGAAGACCGCGGTCGATACCGTTAAAGATGCAAACCTGCCGGGCATAGCACTCGCTTTTGGCGATACAAAGGGCGCCTATCCATTGAGGGTCATGGAAGACGGCGTAACCGAGGCAGATGCTTTCAGGTCTTCAACCTACGTTCTTGGAAGATCTGAGCTTAAAGCGATGGGTATTGAAGGCGTAGCATTCGCCTTTATGGACTCTTTGGGTTCAGCTGCTCTGCTTGTGGAGGAGAGCGGAACTACACGCGCTGCCGAGATCAATACTGATTCTCTGCTGGTGCGCGGTAAATCCATCGCTGACCTGATCTCCCAGTTGGCTAGATCCACATCTGCGTCGCGACAGGCTGATATGGTCATGTCCACCGACGGTACTTCCCTGGTCAAAGTCTATCCGGACATGAACAAAGTCTCGGCTTGGGGTAGCTCCAGTCTCGACTATATTGCAAACCAGTTCAGCCAGATGGTCACTTCTCTCAACCCTGCTGCTACCTATTACAACGGGGCAAAGGGAGGCGAGACCTCTCGCTCGATCGCCGCAAGACTAGGTGCCGTGCCAGCCATAATCACTGTAACGGGCGGAGAAATCCCAGCTTCGGGTTCAGTGAGCGTCACATGCGCGAACATCGCGCCGAACAGCATGATGAGACCGTACACCGGCACTGTAAGTGGTGTTTACGGCACGCTGAGCAGTGACGGTTCAGCTTTTACGTTTGCGCGAAAGGACGCTGGAGACCCAGTGAGCTCGGCTGCCAACTCGACATTCTTTCCAGATCTTGGGCCAACTTACAGAGACGGTGTCGCTTTCATGTGGATGGGGAAGAACGATATCCCTGGCACGGATAGCGTGGCCGAGATAATTGGGCGTACTGACAAGTCCTTCGATTTCATGACGGCACGAGTTAATAGAACTCTAGTATTCGGACATTTCGGAAATTCCGATTGGGCAGGCACTGCAAATTTGACCAGGGCGCTTCAAATCAATGCGGCTCACAAATCCAGGTATGGGGCACAGTACATTGATACGCTTTCCTATATCTGCTCTAGCCAAGTCTGGAAAGACACCGGCATCACTCCCACGCAGCAGGACCTGGATGCGCAGGCAGCAAACTGTCTTGCTCCATCGCTGGGCATGGACAGCGCCCACTTTGGGCAAAAGCTTAACGTAGCCTTTACGGCGTTTGTCCGGAAAAAACTCACAGAACTTGGGTGGTAAACCATGAGCACCGTTTTTCTTGCTAAAGACGTGACATTCCCGAAGCGCACGCAACTCTACGATATTCCAGCGCAAGACCGAAATCACGTATTCTCGGTTTTTGGGGCTGACGCCCAGATGTCTGCTGTGAATCTCAATACCCTAGAGCCAAACGGCGTACTCAATGGCAGCCTCTCATTCAGCTCCGAAGGACTATTGGCACTGGGCAGCACGAACTCGATCCGCTTCACGCCCGGTCGAGCCCTTTCAGGCCAAGCGTGCACACTCATGGTGGCTTTCAAGACTCTGGGGGCGCTAGGTAACGCAGGTCTGGTGAATCTGTGGAGCAAAGGAAGCACGGTTTCTGACCCCCTGCAGCGTCGGATCTTCCTAGCTTCTGGAGGCGCTACCGACAAAGCCTATGACAGTGTCCCGGTCGCACAGACACCTTCCAGTTCGCGTCAGATCCAGCCCAGCACTATCTATCTATTGTCGATGACCCGCGGCGCAAAAGGCATCCCAAGCGTTCTCCGGCTCCACGCAAAAGACGGAAGCGTTTTGTCATCCAGCGCCTTAGCAGAATCAGGCGATGCTCAGCTCAACTATGCCGCCGATACCGTATTCGATGTAGGGCCTTCGATCACAGCGTCACAAACTGGCGCTTACATCAAAGGCGCAGCTCTATGGACTGGGCTTATGTCAGAGACTGAAATTTCTGCTGCCGCCAAGAAGCTTTATTCCATCTGCTACCCATAAGCATCCGGTCTTTTCGCTCATTTCAAGACAGCCCGAACCTAACCGGATCGGGTTTTTTTATGCCTGGAGAAAAGCATGTCCACACCTCGCGGCATCCGTAACCGGAACCCCGGCAACATCGACTACAACCCACGCAACGACTGGCAAGGCCAGATCGGCAAGGAACCTGGCGGCCGCTTCGCCATCTTCGACACGCCAGAGAATGGCATCCGCGCCCTGGGCAAGTTGCTGATTAACTACCGAGGCAAGGACGGCATGCCCGGCGTGGGAGGGAAGGGCATCGACAGTGTGCTCGAAACCATCAACCGCTGGGCGCCGAGCAACGAAAACGACACCCAAGCGTATTCCTCGGCGGTGGCCAAACGCATCGGCGTGCGTCCCACCGATCCGATCAACATCAAAGATCCGGCCACGCTACGTGGGATGGTGGTCAGCATCATCATCCACGAGAACGGCGATAACCCATATGCGCCGGCGATCATCGATGAAGGGGTGCGGAGGGCGCTGGCATGACGTCTTGGGCACTGCGGAGCATGGGCGCCGGCCTGCTGATCCTAATGGGCATGCTAGTCGGCGCCTGGCTCACCAGCGGGCATTTCCGCCCGCTGCTCGATGCTGAGCAGGACCACGTGGCCATCTGCAAGGCGGCCCGCGACAACCTCGCCGGACTGGCGCAGGAGCAGGGCAAGGCCCTAGGCGACCTGACCATGGCCGCTAACGAGCGTCAGGCCAGGGCAGAGCAGGCAGTGAGTGAAGCCAAAGCCAGCGCGGATCTTGACTACACCGCGGCGAACCGTTTGCAACAGGATCGAACCGGTGGCGACCAGTGCGCTGCCGCTACCTCAATCATCGACAAGGAGCTTGGGCTATGACGCTGGGGGGGGACTCGAAAACCGGTAGAAACGAGAACGGTTCCTTTCGGGCTGCATGCCGCATAACTCGCGGCTTAGCCTGTAGGAGCGGGATCGTTCTGGCCCTGGCCCTCCAGGGGTGTGCCGGACGCACTGAGCCACAGGTTCAGTATGTGCGCGTAGAGGTGCCAGTGCAGGTGCCATGTAGCGCACCCGAGGTGGCAGTGCCGCCATGGGCAGCTGCCGGTCTGCGAAAGACCGACAGCCTGGAGGTGAAGGTTCGCGCCCTGCTGGCGGAGCGCCGACAAAGGATCGGGTACGAGCGGCAGCTGGAAGCGGCGGTTACAGCTTGCAGATGATCTAACCGCCGGCCAACCCAATCAGCGCTCCAACGCCGGAACCAAGAATTGCCGATACCAGTGGATGCTCCAGCATCTTTGCTATCTGCCCTTTGGCCTGCTCGACCTCTTCCTGAGACGCGCCGCTTTGCTCAATCCTCTTGAGTAAATCAGCTATACCTTGCTCAATGTGCTGAGTGTTGTGATCGCCAATTTGAAAGTTCTGCGAGTTGTGGATATTGAAGGTTGTATGCTGGGGCTGCGGCTTTTCTTTCTCTGGACCTTTTCTCAGCTTGAGTGACCAATGAGGCCCAATTCCGGGCAAACCCTTTGAGTAGCTGCACTCAACGATGGTGTGGTGCTCCACCTTGCCGTTAGGCAAACCCCTCTCTAGGTGATCGCCCTCGTCAACGTCGAGCTCGGGTTCGAAAATGGTCGCGGTGGGCCCTATCCTGGTGTTGTACGGGCCAAGCCTTCTGCCATCGGCCTTTACCAGCCACACCAAATCGGTGTGCATTGATGCAAATGGGTTCATGAGGCTCATGCACAGCTCCTTGTGATTGATGTTGGCTTGATAGCACATAGCTGGCATTGGATCTAGGAAAAGCTGCGGGATTAGACCAGCAGGCGATACGTGGGGGAATTTTGGGGGAATTTATCCCCCCAATGGCGTGGCCTCATTCACCCCACTCGCTCTTTGAAGACCGCCGCTTCTTCCGCTGAAATTCCAATGGAGAGAGCGTCTAGGTAGTCAGCGTACCACTGCATCATCTTCTGGCGTTGGCGCAGGTATGCCGCCTTGTTGTAAACGCCGGAAACCCCCGCCTCCTTGTGGGCCAACTGCGCCTCCACGAAGTCCTTGTTCCATTCGTGCTCCCGCAGCAGAGTGCTCGCTGTATGGCGGGTACCATGTCCTACCAGCCTTCCTTTATAGCCAACGCCCGCGAACACCTTTCCGATGGTGTTCTCACTGATCACCGGCGTTGATGGGCCGATGCCTGGGAACAGCCACTTGTTTCTCCCCGTCAACTCATGCAGCTCCCTCAGAGAAGTCACAAGCTGCGTGCACAGCGGCACCACATGATCCCGCCCCATCTTCATTTTCTCGCCAGGGATCGACCATAGTCCTGCGTCAAGATCGATTTCTGACCACTCAGCGTACCTAACCATTCCGGGCCTGCTGGCGGTCCAGAGAGTCATCCATGCTGCGGTTCTCGCTACGAGGCGGCTTGGTGACTTGCGCATTGCGCGCATGAAGTCGCCAAGCTCAGGCTCGAGCAGGTGGGGGTACTGCTGCATTTTCGGAGCAGGTGCTGCCACGACCAGCAACTCGCTTGCCGGATTGTTTTCGGTCAGGCCGCTAGCGATCGCGAAGCTGAAGATCTTGTTGACCCATCCTCTTGCCTTGCTGGCCACGTTGAAAGCCTCTCGGCGCTCGAACGACCTCTGTAATTCGGCGCAATCCCGCCTAGTGATCGCATCTAGCTGCTTGTCGCCCAAGGCTGGCAGAATGTCTTTGTCGAGATAGGTCCGGATTTTTTCCAGGGTGCCTTTGGCCAAGCCCTCATTGGATCGTTTGTGGTGCCAGGCCTCGGCAGCTGCCCTGAATGTGGTGTGCAGTGATCGCTTGTCGGATTCACTATCGCTCACCTTTTTGGCTACTGGATCGACGCCTTGGTCTACCAGGGCCATGACTTGCGACGCTTTCTCGCGCGCTCGCTTTGCCGACACTTCCGGATATCCACCCAGGCCCATGAATGACCAGCTGCCGCTAGGTTTCTTGTAGCGCAGCTCCCAGCGCTTTCGACCATTGGGTGAAACCACAAAGTAAATGCGGTCTACGCCGTAGGTTTCCCTATATTCCTTCGCCTCGGGCTCAAGGGAAGCTAGGACTGTATCCGCCAGCGGGCGGCGCTTGATGTCATTGCGTTTCATGACTTCCATGTATGGGAGAGTTCGAGTGAGAATCCAACATACACCACCCCATACACGGCATCAAGATTCATGGCGATATGTGGAGATCCATACAGATACAAAAAAACCGCCTAAAGTGGCGGTTTCATTGGGCTTCGCTGCGATGATGCTGCATCGGGAAGCAAGTAAATGGTGCCTCGACCCGGACTCGAACCGGGACGCCGTTAGGCGGCGCATTTTAAGTGCGATGTGTCTACCAATTTCACCATCGAGGCACGACGGATGCCGTGGATTAGACCTGAAAAACTTGCATAAATCAACGATTTAGATAGCTGCAATCGTTGCGACGGCCCTAATCGCTCAGATGGCTTTTGACGTAGCGCACCGTCCGTTCAAGCGCTTGGCTCATATCTGGATGGCTCAGTTGATACTTGCTCTCCAATTGCCTGCTGATCGTCATGTCGAAGCGCTGAGTCTGAATGAAGTTCAGCGACTCTGCGCTGAGTGTCAGGCGGGCTGCCACGCCTGGCAACGCTAAAAGCCACCTGAGCAGTGTTATCGGTACATGATGTTGAGGCGCTTTGACTCCCAGGATCTGTGCCATCCGTTCGAGCATCCCCTGCAAGTTGGGGGTGTGTTCATAAAGCGCCAATACCTCCCGATTGACCATGGTGTGGTCAACGGCTACGGCAATCATCATGTCAACCAGATAATCCACGCTCACCAACGGCAGCCAGTGCCTGCGCGAGCCTGGGATAGCCTTGATTCTTCCCTGGGCAAGGTTGCGAACCAGGTCGGCAAGTGGTTGCCCACCGGTGATGTGGCCGCTGCAGCTGTGTCCGCAGACCGTAGCGGGGTGAACGATCGTGTAATCGGCACACCGTTGCTTCATAAAACTGATAACTGTGAAGTGCGACTCGATCTTGCTGGCCTCGTAGCCGCCCACCCGGTCGTACACCGTCGGCCAGTCGGTATTTTCGGGACGTTCAGTATCGACCCCGATAGCGGCAAGGTGCTCAAAATTTTGTAGCATGAAACCGCCCACCATTATCAAGCGACTGCGCATGTCAGCCGCAAGCCTGGCAACGTTGAGGGCGCCTTGCACATTGATCGCGCGAGCGCGCTCCAGGGTTAGGCCCCAGGAAAATTGCGCAGCCAGGTTGAAAACGATTGAGGCTGAGGAAACCCTCAACCTGTCTGCTGAATGTAGCCCCAGTCCCTCCTGGCTGATATCACCGTGCATGGCACCGATAAGCGCAGGGTCACCGCCCAGCCGATGAACCTGTTCCTTGAGCTGTTCAATAGCCTCCGGGCGGCGCATCAACACCCAGGCTTTGTGCCCCCTGGCGGTCAGACCTGCCAGTAGATGCTGCCCAACGAACCCGGTACCGCCTGCAACGAAGCACTCAACGCCCAT